AACTGAACTCCACAGGAGAGAAGGACAGAACCAGGACCCGTATCTCCAGGGACACTATGTTCACCATGATTTGTCAGGTGGTGGCTCAACGGTCTACCTGCTGGAGGTCCCAAGTTGGTGCTGTGATTGTCAAGGAGGGTCGGGTGGTCTCTATGGGGTACAATGGCCCTGTCTCTGGAATGCCTGCCTGTGAGGACCTGCCTAATGTGCTGGAGTGCCCTACTGAGGGAACCTTCTCCCTGTGGAAGGAGAACCATCCTCTGATGTGTCAAGGGGCTGGCTGTACCAGGAGCCTGCATGCTGAGACCAACGCTATTGCCTTTGCTGCTAGGGCTGGAGTGGCAGTGGAAGGCTGCACCATGTACTGCACGATGTCTCCCTGCATCAACTGTGCCAAGGTGATTGTCAACAGTGGCATCAAGAAGCTGGTCTACATGGAGGAGTACAGGGACACCACTGGACTGGACCTGTTGAAGTCTGCAGGCATTAGTGTGGTCCATTTGGATGCTATCGACGGGGAGATTACGAAATGAAGAACTTGAGAAGGCTAGTGTGCAAGGTCACTCCTCAGACTCTGTGGAATTTGCATAAGCTGGCCAAGATGATGAAGTGTGGAGACAACCTTGGTAAGGTGGTCGATAAACTCGTCCGAGAGAAGATGATTTCTCTGAAGGACTGGGAACATCTGAAAGGAGACTGAGGCAATGACTGGATTTGACACGAAGAACATGGTGAAGGACGGTAAGACAACTTACAAGATTGAGTTCTACACCGACAACAGGGACTACTATGAGATGGTCCAGAAGTGCTGCAGGGACTGCATCGACGATTCGAACCGAAAGATTGAGGAACTGAGAAGAAAGGCCAAGGAGGTGGCTCTGGGTGAATCGGCAGGAGCGAAGAAGGCTGAAGAAGCAGGGGCTGGAGACGAAGAAGGAGCCTGTGCTCCTGATGAAGCCTTCTGAGATAGGAAGAGCTGCCACCCAGGGAGTCGGTCGGGAAGCGATGATGCATGAGATAAATCAGCAGATTCTGGCCAAGGACAAGGAGTATCAGCTGGACATCGATACGATGGTCCTGTGGACACTGCATCAATGCTACGGCTGGGGAGCTGCCCGACTGAAGAAGTTCTATGTGGCTATGATGAAGGAGCATCTTCGGATGCGGGAGTTCTACGAGCTGGACGACCTCTACCCGGAACGCTTCAAACTGAAGGAGAAAGGTGTGGATGTCGAAGCTTGGTACGAGGAGCTCTTCGACGACGAAGGCAACTTCAAAGAAAATCAAGAGTCTCATGACGTGCGTTCGACGGCGTTCGACGAAGGAAGGGGGTGAATGAACGATGGGGAAGATTACTTGCTTTAATAGGGACCAACGAGGCCTCTGTCTGGCGTTCAACAAGGGAGAGTGTTCCCCCCACTGCCCTGCCCGGATAGCCAACGTGGAGGAGAAGGTCAAACTCCTGCAGTGCCTGCTGTCCAAAGCCCAGTCCAAGAAGGACAGACGAAAACTGGAGGAGGAACTGGAGGTCGCCCAGAAGGCCCAGAATGCCATCAGGGAAGGGAAGTTCGAGGGATGGATGTCCTGCTACCTGGAAGACCTGCACCGAGGAGAGAAGGGTGGAGCCTCTGAGTCTGACTCTAACCGGAAGACTGGCCTTAAGCAGCTGATGAAAGACAACCGTCCTGTAGGAGTGAAGCCTACCAAAGCCCAGCAGGAGGAGTACAAGGCTGCTCTGCACGAATTCGAGGAACAGGTTGGAGAGAAGATGGAGAAGCTGGGTAGAACGAGCCTGTCTCATTCCAAGATAAACTCCTACACTGGAGAGCCTATCTGCTTCGTGGATGCTGGTGGGTACTGTAGGGGCCAACTCACTGGGGCTGGCAAACTGGCCAAGGACTGCAAAACCTGTCCGTACCTGAAGGAGGCCTGAAGAGTTTAGGGGGTTTACTCCCCCTTTCTCTTTTGGTATAATAGTTTTGGAAAGGAGGCCTGTATATGGCTGCATTTGAAATGGTAGTGAAGCTGAGGCCCTGCCTGGTGAAGGGCAAGAAGCACCTGTTCCACTGTTGGGACCATCGCGCCTGGACTGTGGGAGAGAGTGCCTTAAGGGGAGGCCATGCTGGTGGACAGTGCTCCATGGTCCTGGCTGTGGTGGAGGACGAGTATGGCCAGGTGCATGAGGTCTATCCCAGAGACGTCCGGTTCTTGGACGACCAGATTAAGGAGTATAGTTTTGGAGGTGAGATGAATGGTGATAGCCAAGACCCGCCTGGAGAAGATACCTGAGAACTGTTGGGCCTGTGAGTACTATGGCTGTACCCTTCCGTTCAAGGTACGACAGCCTGACCTACTGAAGCAGGCCTATAAGACCAAGCGGCATAAGGACTGTCCCTTAAGGGAGGTGGACCTGGATGAACATCATAAGGCCCGGAACTGACCTCAACAGGAAGCCTCACCCTGTACGGTTTACCTGCCTGGCCTGTGGGTGTGTGTTTGAACTGGACTGGGAGGAGCTGAAGGGCTGGCCCTCCCACTCGGACAGGAATACTCAATATGCTGAGTGTCCCAACTGTAAGGCCTGGGCAGAGGAGACAGTGATGAGGTAAATCAAGAGTTCTGTGGTTTACAACTACTGTTTGGTGTGGTATACTGTAAGTGTTCAGGGGGTGACTGCCTCCACTGGCCTGGCCAATAGGGTGGGCATACCCAAGGAGTATATCCTGAACAGGTAAGGCCTCCTGAACTGTAGATGCTCAGTTGGTAGAGGGGGAAAGGGCTGCCCAAAAGGGTGGCCTTTTTCCTTGCCACAAAATCAAGAGTTTATATCATGGACAATTTCTTATAGGTGTGGTAGAATTTACGTGTCAGGAAGTAGTGATTTCCTCCTGTAAGCCCCAAAAAGGCCCTGTTCTGGTGGTTTAGGCCCTGGTTCAGGGTCCTTTTTGTGGGTGTTTCTCGACAATTTTTTCAAGAAAGGGGGTGAAGGTATGCCCAGACTTGGTGAAACCGTGCCCAACCCTAAAAAGAAAAAGTATGATGATGATGTGAAGAAGTACTCCCCCAAGGAACTCAAGAAACATCATGATGATGCTCTGACCTATTATATTGAGCACGGGGGAGAAGTCAGCACTAAGGTCCTGTCCCGGCACGGCAAGGTCCCTCAGTCCTATATCCGTAAGTGGATGAAGGAGGAGAACTGGGACAAGTACGTGATGGAGGACCAGGGAGACAAGGTCAAGGTCTCTCCCAAGGTGAAGGAGTTCGTGAAGACCAGGGCTGAGGAGCTGGGTCTCACTGACAGGGAGCAGGACTTCTGTTACCACTTCTTCAAGTGCAAGAATGCCACCCAGGCAGCCATCCGGGCTGGCTACAGTCCAGGCTGTGCATATACTGCCGCCTGTACTCTCTTGAAGCAGGACCACATCAAAGCCTTCCTGAAGGAGATGAGAGCTGAGGCCTGTGAGGAGATTTTTGTGGACACCATCGACATCCTTCGTATGTGGGCCAAGATTGCCTTCGCCGATATGAACGACTATGTCAACGTGTCTGCTGCAGGCGTAATGCTCAGAGGGTCCAACCAGACAGATGGCCAGGTCATCACTGAGATTAAGGAAGGCAAGGACGGCATCACTATTAAGATGGCTGACAAGATGAAGGCCCTTGATAGACTGTCCTCCTACCTGCGTATCCTTCCTGAGGACCAGGCCAAGGAAGCCAAGCTGCGTATTCTGCAGAAGGCTGCCGATGATGACTCCGGAGATGAACCTCTGAAGATTGAGATTGTGGGTGTGTGACATGGCCAAGATTACCAAGGAGGTCAATGAACACTTCCGAGAATTCGTAGGGGACTGGAACTCCAAGTTCTATTTCCTTGTGGGAGGCTATGGCTCTTCCAAGTCATACCACATTGCCCTCAAAATCATTCTCAAGTGTATTAAGGAGAAGCGAAAGGTCCTGGTCATTCGTGAAGTTTATGAAACCATTCGGGAGTCCTGCTTCTCCCTGTTTGAGGAACTGGCTGAGGAGCTTCACCTGACCGATGACCATCATGGTCAACCGGTGATGCGGTTCGTTCAGTCCCCCATGAAGATACGCTTCAGGAATGGCTCCCAGATAATCTTCAAGGGAATGGACAAACCTGCCAAGCTGAAGTCCATCAACGGAGTGACCATCATCTGGATAGAAGAGGCCTCTGAGCTTAAGTACTCCGGTTATAAGGAGCTGCTGGGCAGAGCTCGACACCCTTCTTTGTCCATCCACTTCATTCTCTCGGAGAACCCTGTGGACAAAAGCAACTGGACTTACAAGCAGTTCTTCAAGGACGAGGATAAGGGTCGCTTCATTCTGGATGATGAGGAACTCTACAAGAAGCGAATCATCAGGACCAAAGACACCTACTATCACCACTCAACTGTGGACGATAATCACTTCCTGCCGGCTTCCTATATCGAACAGCTGGATGAGATAAACTCCTATGACCCTGACCTGTACCGAATCGCTCGTCTCGGTCACTTTGGTATCAACGGCACTAAGGTCCTGCCTCAGTTCGAAGTGGCTAAGTCCCACCTGGATGTGGTTGCCAAGGTGGCTGGTATTCCTGATAAGTTCAAATTCAACGGTATGGACTTCGGCTTTGAGACTTCGTACAATGCTCTGGTCCGTATGGCTGTGGATGATGAGAAGAAGATTCTCTATATCTACTGGGAGTACTACAAAAACCACATGACCGATGACAAGACAGCTAAAGAGCTGGCTGACCTCGGTATGGACCAGGTACAGATTATAGCCGATGCTGCTGAGCCCAAGGCCATTACCTTCTACCAACAGTCTGGCTTCCGAATGAGAAAGTGTAGGAAGTGGGCAGGCTCCAGACTGGAGAACACGAGGAAGGTCAAACGCTTCCATAAAATCGTGTCCGCTCCTGAGTGCAGGAACTGCATCAAGGAGCTGAAGAACCTCACCTATGCTGTGGATAAGAATGGAGAGCTCATCTACGACGAGTTTAACATCGACCCCCACACCTTCTCTGCTATCTGGTACGGTCTGGACAACTACACTGTGGCTGATGTGAAGAAGGTGCCTCGCAACAGTCGAAAGGGCAGTGAGGCTGCTGCATGAAGCCCCCGTGTAAAGACTGCCCTGACAGGCACTTAAACTGTCACAGTGAGTGCATCAGATATCTTCGTTGGAAGGAGCACCTGGCTGCACTTAAGGCTGCTGAGAAGGCAGAGAAGGACAAAGAGTCCATGTTCCACCAAAGACGCCTGAAGCTGAGGCGAATCTATAGTCGAAAGGAGTGATTTCCAATGGCCGAGAACGTTGATATTGTGGCAAATGCTCTGCGTGTACCTTTTAGCCTCATCTCGATGGAGCTCGAGGGCCTGTATGGCTCCCAGCTGCTGGCTGAGATGCAGGAGATTATCGGTTACTACCGGGTCTATGAGAGGGGCGCAGACTTCAAAACTGAAGGCTCCAAGGGGGACTACATTCCTTCCGACCTTCACTTCAAGCAGGCGTCCACCCTGGTCAACAAGGAGGCCCGCTTCCTCTTCTCTCGCTCCCCCGATTTGTGGGTAGATGTGCCTATGGACGGGGACGACGAGGCGGCTAAGGAAGCCAACACCATCCTCCAGAACCTGGTCGACCGGGTCATGGAGAAGAACCACTTCAAGTCTAAGCTGCTGAAGGCGGCTAAGGACTGCTTCATCGGTAAGAGAGTGGCTTACTTCGTGAACTTCAACGAGGAGAAGCAGACCATCAAGGTCGACTTCATCCCCTCTCTGGAGTTCGTATACGAGACTGATGAGGATGACACTGACACCATCACTAAGATTGTGGCCTTCTACACTGTGATAGACAACCAGACCAAGGCCGACCAGCGCATCTACAAGAAGAAGTACTGGATGGAGAATGGTTACTGCCACATTGAGGAGGCTATCTACGACGGTCATGGTACTCTGGTGGAGGAGATTACCCCTGCCAGGGCAACCAAGTTCACCTACATTCCTGCCGGAGTGATTGTGAACGACGGTCTGACTGGTGACCTTCTGGGCGAGTCCGAGATTGCCTCTCTGGAAAGCTTCGAAGGTTGGTTCTCTCGCTTGTCCAATGCGGACATGGATGCTGAGAGACAGGGTATGAACCCGGTACGCTGGGCTCGTGACATGAACCCTGAGTCCACCAAGAACCTGTCCATTGCTGCTGGCTCCTTCTGGGACCTGCAGACAGACCAGAACTCTGCTGATGGTGTGACTGGTGAGGTCGGTGTTCTGGAGACTTCCATGAACTACACCTCTGCCATCACCTCCACACTGAATCGTATCAAGTCCAGTATGTATGACAGTATCGACATGCCGGATGTCTCCCCTGAGGCTCTCAAGGGTGTGGTCTCCAGTGGCAAGACCCTGAAGGCTATCTACTGGGGCCTCATCGTTCGCTGTGATGAGAAGATGCTGGCCTGGAGGCCCGCCATCGAGAACATCATGCGAATTATCATTGAGGGGTCCAAGCTGTACCCTGGCTCTGCTGTTCGCTATGTGCAGGAGCCTGTCCCTGATGTGGAGTTCGATGTCAGGGTGGAGAACCAGTACCCCCTGCCAGAGGACGAGGCTGAAGAGAAGACTATCGACCTGGCCGAAGTGGCTGGGCAGACCATGTCTCGTAAGGCCTACATGAAGAAGTGGCGTAACCTCAACGATGAGGAAGCCGATGCTGAGCTGGAACAGATTGCCAAGGAGAGGGAGCTTCTGGAGGATAGCTTCTCCACTGCTCCTCCGACTGGACAGTTAGGCCAGCAGGATGAGGGCCAGGAAGGAGAAGGAGACGAAGGAGGTGAGGAAGGTGGAGACACTGGGGCAGAAGCCTGAAGCGGTTGACTTCACCATCCACTACTCCGATGGCACCAGAGAAACCATCAGAAAGGGCCTGGTGGCCATTAGAACACCCGCTGGAGCCGTAGAAGCAGTTCTCCTGGGTATGACTGTGGAGGACTTCCTCACGGTCCTGGCGGCCCTGGAAGGCTCCGCTAAGGACATCGTGGCAAATGCTCAGTGACAGGGGGTGATGGAGTATGGCCAGTATCAATCTGCAAGATGGTGAGCAGGCCAGACTGACCATCACCAAAGAGCAGGAGGTAGAGATTTCGAAACTCTATCGCCAAGTATATCTGGACCTTAAGAAACAGATGGAAGCTCTTCCTCTCCAGGGGGAAGGCACCACATCTCAGTCCCTGAAAAAGACCTACCTCAACAAGCTGGTCAAACAGCTCAAGGCGGAGTACAAGTCTCTGGGTGAGGGACTGGAGAAGCAAATCAAGAAGGGCATGCAGGACACTGCCTCCACTGTGGTCCAAGCGAATGATGACTGGCTGAAGAAAGTAGGTCTGAAAATCGAAGGGTCCTACAGCTTTGTCCCCAAGGACATAGTGGCCCTGCTCTCCACAGGAAAACTGTACGGGGGTGGCTGGACACTCAGCAAGGCCATCTGGGGGGAGTCCCAGAAGCATGCCCATGACATTGATAAGATTGTGGCTGCAGGTGTGGCTGGGAACAAGTCTGCCTACGAGATTGCCAAGGACCTGGAGAAGTATGTCAATCCCTCTGCCAGGAAGGAGTGGGACTGGTCCAAGGTCTATCCTGGTACTTCGAAGAAGGTGGACTACAATGCTCAGAGACTGGCAAGAACGATGGTCTCCCATGCCTATCAGCAATCTCTGCTGGCCTCCACCAAGTTCAATCCCTTCGTAAAGGGCTACAGGTGGAGGTCGGCCCATACTCATCGTACTTGTGAGATTTGCAATGAACGTGATGGTCAACTGTACTCAGCCGATGACCTTCCTCTGGACCATCCGAATGGTATGTGTACGTTCATCGCTGAGCTCACTGGTAACATGAACTCTGTGGCCGAACGCCTGGGTGACTGGGCCAACGGTGCAGAAGACCCTGAGCTGGATGCCTGGTATGGCTCCATGATAGGGGGCAAACAGGAACTCAAGCCAGGGTTCAACGACCTGCAGACCAAGTGGCTGGGTGGTACTGGCTTCTCTCCTGAAAAGCCCCCGGAGTCCTTCACTGAGTGGTCTCACTCACTGAGCTCTGCCCAGAAGAAGGAACTCTTCGACCAGCTGAACCTGCACGGGAAGGAACACCCTTTCCAACTCATGCAGTCCTGGTACGAAGCTAACCTGGCTACCATCGGGAAGCAGATGGTGTGGAATATCCCCAAGCCTACTTCCAACCTGAAGCGAGACATGATGACTGGGGCCTACTCTCAGGAACGAAAGGACAAGGCTCTGTGGGCCAAGTCCTCCAAAGCTGCTGATAAAAAGATTCGTGAGCAGTGTGGTCGTGTCTGGAGAGAGGCCACAGAAGAACAGAGAGAAGGAGCCTACCACTATACCTGGGGCTCTGGTCCTTTCAATGGTCCTCTGCGTAGTGGTGGAAGCTGGAACACTCGAGGAGACTACAGGGGTAAGCTGCAGGGCCTGACTGAACTCATCTCCAAGTCCACATACGACTTTGACATGTGGTTGCAGAGAGGTGTGGATAACTCTGGCTCTACTGCTTTCCTGGGGCTGCCTCGGGACCTGTCTTCCTATAGTGAGGCTGAGCTCAAGAAGGAGATTCTGGGCAAGGTCTTTACTGATGATGCCTTCACCTCCACAGCTACGGCCAAAGGTAAAGGCTTCGGGGGAAACGTGTTCAATGTGTACGCCCCTGCTGGCACTCAGATGCTCTATGCTGAACCCTTCTCCCACTATGGAAAGGGGGCCAAGAGGAACTGGGATGGTATCTCTGAACAGTCCTCTTTCGGTAGTGAGTCTGAGATGATTATCCAACGAGGCACCTCCTACCGTATCACCAAAGTGGAGAAGTCTGGAAGCCAGTGGTACTTCGACATGGAGGTAGTAGGCCAGGACCCCCTCCCCGAAGGAAAAACCCACAAGGGCAAGTAGTACCTATTTACAAACCTTTCTCCCTGTGGTATAATGTAAGTACAAACTGAATAGGAGGTGCTGAAGATGGCAGAGGGTAACCTGGCAAACAACTCTGACTGGAAGGCCATCTCCCCTGGAGAAGACATAGTCTGCAAAGACTGTATCTACCGGGACGACGGGACTATCTACTCCAATCCCTACACCAAGGGAAGCTGTCAAAAGTTCCCGTACCCCCGAATGAAACCTCTGGGAGTTATGACCAAGGGAGAAAGCTGTTCACAGTACAAGAAGGAGGACTGACCTACAAAGGTCGGTTCTCTTTTTGTATGTCTTTTTACTCAGGTGCAGACATTAAAGAACAACTGAGGTATTACAGACCAGGGCTGTCTCCCTGGGGAAAGGAGCTCATTATGCTGAGCAACGAAGAGAAGAACACCCTCAAGAACATTGGCCTGCAGTTCTTTGCTGAAGGGGGAGCTGGTGGGGACTCTGGTACCGGAGGCTCTGAAGGCGGCTCCGAAGGTGGAGAAGGCGGCAGTGGTGAGGGTACCGGTGGCAAGTCCGGGAAGACCTTTACTCAGGAGGAAGTCAACCGCCTGATGAAGGCAGAGAAGGAGTCGGCCAAGAAGGCCCTACTCAAGGAGCTTGGTGTGGAAGATGCCAAGTCTGCCAAGGAGGGCCTGGCGAAGTACAAGGAAATTCTGGACAAGGACAAGACCGCTGCTGAGAAGGCTGGGGAAGCCCTGGCTACTGAGCAGAAGGCCAAGGCCGAGGCTGAGAAACGTGCTCTGCTGGCTGAGGCCAAGGTGGAGGTCCTGTCTGCTGGCTGCAAGCCGGAGTATCTGGATGATGTCATCACTCTGGCTATGACCAAGGTCTCTGATGACAAGGACCTGGCTGCTGTGGTCAAGGAGATGAAGGAAGACACCAAGTACTCCGCTTTTTTCGGGGAAGGTGGTTCCGGTTCTGGTGACAAGGGCACCGGGGGCGGGTCTGGCTTCAAGCGAAAGGGCGACCCCGACAAGAAGGGTAGCCTGGGGGCTCGACTGGGCGCTCAGACTGCCAAGAGCACTTCCAAGAATCCCTACTTTGAAAACTAAAAGGAGGACAACAATTATGTTCAATCGTCCCGGTATCAAGAAGGAGACCCTGGCGGCTCCTCAGCAGATTCTGTTCAATGTGCAGAATCAGATGTCCGTCCCCATCCTGGTCGACAAGACCATGGCCTCTGTCACTGTGGATGGCCGCAAGGTGGTCAAGGCTGGCACTCCCCTGAACGGTGACCTGACTGCTCGGGGCACTGCCTTCAAGGCTGCTGCTGACTCCACTGCTCCGGCTGTGGGTGTTCTGCTGCATGATGTGGACATCACTGACAACAACGCCAACGGCACCCTGCTCATCTGGGGCTTTGTCAATCTGGACCGCCTGGACTCTGCCACTGCGGGCCTGATTACGGCTACCCGTAAGACCGAGCTGGCCGGCCGGATTTGGTTCCTGAAGGACAACTAAGTCCCACACCACAAGAATAACTAAGGAGGAACGAATATGCCTACCATTTTCGATTTTGTCAACGCTACGGAGATGGTCTCCTACTGGGAGACTCTGACCAAGGACCGTCCGCCCTACCTGGGTGAGACCCTGTTCCCTTCTCAGAAGAAGCTGGGCCTCGACCTGAAGTGGATTAAGGGCTCCGCTGGCCTGCCTGTGGTCCTGAAGCCCTCTGCCTTCGACGCTGGTGCTGTTCCCCGTGCCCGTATCGGCTTCGACCGGCTGTCTGCTGAGATGCCCTTCTTCAAGGAGTCCCTGTACATCGATGAGGAGCTGCGCCAGCAGCTGAACATGGTCCTGGAGACCGGCAACACTGCGTACATCGACGCTGTGCTCAACCGTATCTTCAACGACAACACTGTTCTGCTGGAGGGTGCTGCTGCCCGTCGTGAGCAGATGCGCATGATGGCTCTGACCACCGGCGCCATCTCCATCACTGCCAATGGCCAGGACTTCGACTTCGACTACGGCATGCCGGCCACTCACAAGGTGACTGTCACCACTGCCTGGAGCAACGCGGATGCTGACATCGGTGCTGACATCCTGACTGGCCTGGACCTCATCGAGGACGACACCGGCGTCCGTCCCACCCGGGCCCTGTGTGACCGCAAGACCTGGAACAACATGCTGAAGAACAACGGCTTCAAGAAGTCCATCTATGTCATCGCCAACGGCCAGGCGACCATCAACGACCGCCAGCTGAAGCAGTACCTGATGGACCAGTATGGCATCGAGGTTGTGGTGTACTCCAAGCGCTACAACAACGACTCCAAGGCTGCCACTCCCTTCGTGCCTGCTGACACCTTCGTCCTGTTCCCCTCCGGCGCCCTGGGCAACACCTGGTTCGGCACCACTCCTGAGGAGTCTGACCTGCTGGGCGGTTCTGCTGCCAACGTGGCCATCACCGACGTGGGCGTGGCAGTCACGACTATACCCAAGACTGATCCGGTCAACGTGGAGACCAAGGTCACCATGATTTCCCTGCCTTCCTTTCCTGTGGCCGACCAGGTCTACATCCTCGACGTAAACCCTTAAACAACGTCGTGCTGCAGGAGGCTCCTGAGCAGGACCTTCTCGGGAAGCAGACCAGCGACCTCCAGACTGGTGTAGTGGTGTCGGGTGAGACTATCACCGGCACCCTGCACCATCAGGAGGGCTATACCGGCTTTAGCTCTATCGCTGAGGAGCAGGAGGGCTACTACTTCGCTATGCAGGTAGTCCCCCCTGTAGGTGCTGACCTGGCCCGTTCCACACTCGAGGTGTGGGGGAAGGAACTCAACCCCCAGGATGATGGTGGCAAGCCCATCCTCATCAAGCGACTGAAGGATGCCACAGGCTCTAAGGCCTCGGGTACCTTCGATGTAGTCGCTGACTGGGGCTCTGGGGTAGTACGGCGTACTTACTCCTATGACTTTGCCCTGGAAGGAGGTACACCATGATTAAGATTTCCAAGGGCCACCTGGTCCTGGAGGTAACCTCCGGGGCATATAAGGCCATCTACAAAGCTGCTGGCTGGTCTCCTGTGGAGGAAACCTCCGCAGCAGCCCCTCAGGCGCCCGCTGGGGGCGTTTCTGAGGAGGGGGGTAGTAACTCCACCCCCGAAGGCCAGGAGGCTTCTACGGAGCTCCAGGGGGCCAATACGGGGGAGGAAGATACCCTCAACAAAATGTCTGATGATGAGCTGAAGCAGTATGCTTCCCTGCTGGGCATTCAGACCAAGGACCTGAAGGGCCGGAAGAAGCTCATGGAGGCTATCAAGGCTCACCAGAAGTAAGGAGGGGATAACTGTGGATGCACTGGCAACTCTGAAGATGATTCTTCGAGAGGATGACATTCCCTTCTTTACGGATGACCAGCTGAACTTCTACCTGAGTGAGAACTCGGGTGAGGTAAGGGGAGCAGCCTATCAGTGTTTGCTGATTAAGGCTGAGGACACCACCCTGGCCATCAGTGGTCTCAACACCTCGGACACCAGCAAGTACTTCCGGAGACTGGCCTCCCAGTACAGGCCCTTCCATTCGGGGGTCCTGGGAGGTGGAGGCTGATGGACCACTCTGCTCGACTGGAGATTTACAAAATCAACCAGTTCATCAAGAGGTGGGGTAGAGTCTACACCTTCACCAAGCCTGGAGAGAACAAGTTCGGAGAACCCACAGGAGAAGTTGAGTCTGTGGACATTCCTGGAGTCTACCATGAGAATAGCTCCTACATCAGCCAAACAGCTTCCGATGCAGGAACTGTGGTCTCGAAGCTCAATACCTGGATTTTCTGCCGGACCGAAGATGCTCAGAAAGTCAAACATGGCATGTCTGTGACTATCGACGGGAAGGAGTACAAGGTCACTGGGACGAGAGACATGGAGAAGCTGAAGCTGGCTTGTGACATCTCCCTGGAGGTGGTTCTCAAGTGAGCAGTGGCTTCCAGCTGGATGCTTCCTCTCTGGAGAGTGGACTCAACTCCCTCATGAACAGGTCTCAGGCAGCCATCAGGATGTACGCTGAGACAGCAGCCCTTAAGCTGCAGAACTACGCAAGAGACAAGGCCCCCTGGACAGACCGAACGGGTCATGCCCGACAGAGGCTCACTGGCACTGCCCTGACTGTGGCCAATGGTTACAAGCTCAGGCTCGCCCACGGTGTGAACTATGGCATCTGGTTGGAGCTGGCACATGAGAAGCGATTCGCTATCATTCAGCCCACCATCCTGGCGAACACAAGTGAGATTATGGAGGGCTTCCAGGGGCTCCTGGAAAGGTTGGGATAGTATGGCTGAGAATACCCGCATTCAAGACATTTATGTCTTTCTCAAGGATAAGGGCTTCGAGGTCTACTTCCCGGCCCAGAAGGTCGGGGAGTGCACCTCCCCTTATGTGGTGGTGAAGGATGCCACTACCACAAAACTCACTGGCTTCTCTAGCACAGTGACTTACTACGACATCATGTGCTATGTGCCTAAGGACCACTTCAGCACTCTCGCTGAGTTTGTGGAGCAGGTCAAGACTTCGATGCGTGGCATGGTTCCCATGATTATGCCCACATATATGGAGACTCAGTCCTTCTACGACGAATCAGTCAAGGCCCACATGGTAAGCGTCCAATACCGAAACTACAGGAAAATCATATAAGGAGGTAACTCTTATGGCTTTCACTAAGGGTCATGAAATTCCTACCATCGACGTTGCTCTGGTAACCGCTCAGGTCGGAAACGGTGATGAGCTGGCCTTCGACACTGCCAGCCAGATTGCCGTTGAGCCTCAGGTCAACGAAGAGGACCCCGTACAGCTGGTGGTCAAGGGCATCCTGCGTGCCCAGAAGCCCGCTGTGTCCACCCTCACTGGCAACCAGATTACCCTCACCGACAACGTGTTCAACCCCGAGCTGGTCAAGATTCTCCAGGGCGGTGTCATCAAGTACTGGCAGGACGACGACCACAGCAACACCTCTGACCAGGATATGGGCCACGGTGTGGCTTCCTACACTCCCCCGGTCGCTGGCTCTGCTGAGAAGGGTACTCCCTTCACCCTGAACGCCTACACCGCCATCTACGATGCTGCCGGCCTCATCACTGGGTACGAGAAGATTTCCTACCCCAACTGCCAGGGCACCCCTGTGGCTCTGAGCTCTGAGGACGGTGCGTTCCGTGCTCCGGAGTACACCATCAACTCTGCTCCCAAGACCGGAGAGGCCCCCTATGTCATCTCCTATGTGGATGAGCTGCCCACTGGCACCCTGGGGTCTCTGACTGTTCAGTCCGTTGCTGGCACCAGTTCTGGTGACACCCGGGTTACTGTTACCCCGGCCAAGGGCGGGGAGAATTCCTATGTGTATAAGACCGGGGCGAGTGTGAACCTGCCTGCCTACCAGGAAGTCTGCAACACCGGCTCTAGCTACACTGAGTGGGACGGCACCAGTGACATCACCGCCACCACCAGCCAGAAGATTGTGGTGGTCGAGGTTGACTCTGCTGACCGGGCGGTCAAAGCCGGCCAGACTACGGTCACCTCCAAGGCCTAAAGGAGGACCTAAACCATGGAACAGAAAATCACTTCCCTTGACCAGCTGAGACAGTACGCAGCCGGTCAGATTATCGAGCTCCCGGCCTTCTCTGAGGACCAGCCTTTTGTGGCTCGCATCAAGCGGCCTTCTATGCTGGCCCTGGCCAAGGCCAACAAAATCCCGAACTCTCTCCTGCTCACTGCGAACAACCTGTTCGCTGGCGCTGGTGTGGACAAGAAGAAGCCTGAGGCTCTCAAGGATGTCTTCTCTGTCCTGGATGTCATCTGCGAGGCTTGCTTCGTGGAGCCGACCTACCAGGAGCTGCGTGAGGCAGGCGTGGAGCTGACTGATGAACAGTACATGTTCCTGTTCAACTACACGCAGAGAGGGGTCCGGGCTCTGGACAACTTTCGTCCGAAGCCCCAGAATTATCAGCCTGATAAAACTGGCGAAGAGGTTTAACCGCCTCCCGTCGGAGCTCCTAAATTTAGAGGATGAGTACACGGCCTTCTGTTTCGACGAAGCCTGTGGTCTCATTCTGGATAAGCTGGAGAGCGGTGAGGAAATTCGTTTCCAACAGAAGTTCTCCAGCTTCTCCGAGCTCTACGCTAACTACACTTAAGGAGGTGAGGACTTTTGGTTGATGTAGGTACCGCAGTAGGCTACCTAATGCTCGACACCAGTGGCTTTCAGTCCGGCTTCAAGTCGGCCCTGGCTGACCTCCAAACTTTTCGAGATGAGTCTGCCACAGCTGCTGACAAGTTCAGTGCTGCAGGTGCGGCAATGTCTGCTGTGGGAGGCTCACTTACGAAGTTCGTAACTCTGCCGTTGGTTGGTGTGGGAGCTGCGGTCATGAAGGTGGGCAGTGACTTCGAGGCTCAGATGTCCAGAGTCCAGGCAATCTCTGGGGCTACAGGCGATGAGCTTAAGGCCCTGACTGACCAGGCCATCGACCTTGGTGCTACCACAGCCTTCTCGGCTGGTGAAGCTGCTGAGGGCATGGAGAACCTGGCAAGTGCTGGTTTTACCACACAAGAGATTATGTCTGCTATGCCTGGTCTTCTGGACCTGGCCGCCTCCTCGGGGGCTGAGTTAGGTACGGCCTCTGAGATTGCTGCTTCGGCAATTCGTGGCTTCGGCCTGGAGGCTTCCGATGCCGGTCATGTGGCCGACGTATTTGCTGAGGCTGCTGCCCGCACCAACGCCCAGACTGAGGATATGGGTGAAGCGATGAAGTACATTGCTCCTGTGGCCAAGGCCATGGGGCAGTCCCTGGAAGAGACCGCTGCTGCTGTCGGCATTATGTCCGATGCTGGTATCAAGGGCTCTCAGGCAGGCACCTCTCTACGTGGTGCTTTGTCCAGACTCGCTAAACCTACCGATGTCATGCTGGCCAAGATGGAGGAATTGGGCCTGTCGTTCTACGACGCTCAAGGCAACATGCTCCCCCTGAATGGCATCATCGAACAGCTGGAGACCAACATGGCCGGACTCACCCAGGAGCAGAGAAACAATGCCCTGGTTACTCTGTTCGGCCAAGAGTCTCTGTCTGGTATGCTCGCCCTCATGGAGCGGGGTCCTGAGGAGTTGAGGTCTCTCACCGAGTCCTTCGAGAACTGTGATGGGGCTGCTGCTGAAATGGCAGAGACCATGCTCGACAATACCAAAGGCTCCGTTGAAGAAATGATGGGCTCTATCGAGACCCTCGCAATCAGACTACAGCAGGTCATGGCTCCGGCCATCACTGCTGTGGTAGAGAAAATCACTGAGTTTGTGAACAAGCTTTCTTCCCTGAGTCCCGAGACCCTCCAGATGATTGTAACAATCGCTGGTGTGGTTGCTGCTCTTGGACCCCTGCTGCTCATCCTGGGCAAGGTGTCCTCTGCTATCGGGTCCATCATGGGTATTGTCACTAAGGCTGCTGGTGCCTGGTCTACATGGACCGCTGGACTGGCTGCAGCAGGCACTTCGGTGGGGGCTGTCTTAGGACCCATCATAGCTGTTGTGGCGGCCATAGCGACGCTCGTAGCGGCCTTTAAGACCCTCTGGGATACGAACGAGGAATTTCGGAATGGTATCATTGAGACCTGGAACGGTATCAAGGAGTCCTTCAGCAACTTTGCTGATGGCCTTCTGGAGCGTATCAACTCTCTGGGATTTAACTTCGAGAGCCTCACTCAGGTACTTGGTGCGGTCTGGACCGAGTTCTGCAATCTGCTCGGACCCCTGTTTCAAGGGGCCTTTGAGCAGATAGGCATCATCCTCGAGACTGTGTTCGGGGTCATCACCGGCCTCTTCGACACATTCAAGGGCCTGTTCACTGGAGACTGGGACACCTTCTGGCAAGGGGTCACAGGTATCTTCTCCTCCCTGTGGAATGGTGTCATCTCCACAATTCAGAACGTGCTCACTACCCTGGGCAACCTGGTGAATGTCATTCTCGGCTGGTTCGGTACCAGCTGGCAAGAACTGTGGCAAAGTGTTGTGGACTTCTTCTCCAACGCATGGAACAATATCCTCAACTTCTTCACCACAATGGGCACCAACATTTCCAACGCATTCAGAAGTTTCATTGATGGGGTAGTCTCGTTCTTCTCCAACCTGCCGGAGAACATCGGCTTCATCATCGGCCAGGTCCTGGGTCATATCGCTAACTTCGTGGTAAGCCTGGGGCAGAAGGCCATCGAGGCTGGACAGACCTTCCTCACCAACATCATAAACTTCTTCCAGCAACTCCCCGGCAATATTCAGAACTTCATTTCCCAGGCACTAAGCAATATCCAGACCTGGGCAAGCAATCTGCTGACTTCTGCTCAGCAGGCAGGACAGAACTTCATCAATGGTGTAGTTCAGTTCTTCCAGACTCTCCCGAGTCGTATTCAGACCTTCTTGACCAACGCAATCAACTCGGTAAAGACCTGGGGCACCAACATGTTGAATGCTGCTAAGACTGCAGCTACCAACGTAATCAACGGCATAGTAAACGCCTTCACTTCCCTTCCTGGGAAGATGTTGGAAATTGGTAGCAACCTGGTCAATGGTCTCAAGAATGGTATCATGAACGCCCTGGGTGGTCTACTGGATGGCATTAAGTCTTTCGGCAGTAGTGTCATCTCCGGCTTCAAGTCTGTCTTCGGCATCCACTCCCCCTCCACAGAAATGATTGAACAGGGTCTCATGCTGACCAAGGGCCTCTCTGTGGGCCTGAAGGATGGCCAGGGCCGGGTCATCAAGACTGCTGAGGATTTGTCCAAGGCTATCCTGGACACCTCTACGAAGTGGGTAAACGACAAGAAGTTCTACAACCAGCTGGCAGCTAAGGACGAACTGGCCTTCTGGGAGCAGCTGAAGTCCATCGGAGGCCTGGCTGGTGAGGAACTGGAGCAGGTCAACAAGAACATCTATACGGCCCGCCAGAATGCTTCTAAAGAGTCCTATGAAAACTCCAAGAACTGGATTGAGCAGGAGGTCTACTACAACAGACTTTCTGCTGAAGAGGTTGTGGAGGCCTGGGAACGTGTGGTCAACCGACGTAACCTCCAGGCCAAGGAACAGCAGGAGGCGGAGAAGAATCTTTACAAGGCTCAGCAGGATTTGCTCAAGCAGCAGGTCAAGGCTGAGGAAGAAGCGGCCAAGGCAAGAGAGAAGGCTATCGAGGAAGAGAGAAAGGCCCAGGAAAAAGCTCTTAAGGAGTACAAGTCCAACCTGGAGTCTCGTGCCAAGAGCCTAAGGTCTTTTGCTGGTCTCTTCGATGAAGTTACGGTCAAACAGGAAAACAGTGGCAAGGACCTCCTCAACAATCTGAAGAGTCAGGTTGAAGCTTTCAAGGGCTGGCAGCAGGACATGCTGAGCCTGGAGAAGCGGGGGGTATCTGGTGACCTACTGGAAGAACTGAGAGACCTTGGCCCTCAGGCAGCTGGTGACATCAAGGCCCTAACTCAGTTAACTGATGCAGAGCTGGATGAGTACATCAAGCTGTTTGGGGAGAAGTCTAAGCTGGCTGCCGAACAGGCTTCCTACGAACTCGGTGGAGGTCTGGTCGGTGGAATTAAGGAGACCTTCGATGAAGTTACCCAGACTCTCGTGACTTTGGTCGAGACTGCCAATGACAGTATTCCGGCTCTGTCCATCTGGGGTGAGGATGACCAGAACAACATCACCCTCTACTCGGATATGGTCTCCAACCTGACCACACTCTTCAGCCAGCTCTATTCTGTGGTCAATCTCATCAATACCGCATTTGCCTACATGGCTTCCCTGTGGGCCAACATAGCCAAGTCCTTCACGATTATTCGTGTGGAGAGTCTAAAAATCCTGGAGACCATTCGGGAGCAGGCTGAGGCTTATGAAGACCTGGCCGAAAGTATCTATGAATACATTGAGGCCCTGAAGAAACTTCAGAGAGAGCAGGAACGACAGGAGGAGATTACGACCAAGAGTGCTGAGAGCTCCAGTTCTTCCTCGTCCTCTTCTGGCTCTCGTGTAGGTAGAGCCATCAGTAAGACCGTTGGTGCTGCTGCAGCTGGAGCTACCTACATCTTCAATAGCCCTGTGGCTGTCACTCCCACAAAGGCGGCTCAGCTGATGAAGAAGACCGCTCAGCAACTGGCACTGGACTTCTAAGGAGGGATAGCATTTGATTGAGTCCATTACTCTCAAGAACCTGGTCACCAATCAGTCTACCCTGATTGACAAGACAACCAGTGACTGGGTGCTCGGTGAGATTGACCTCGGCACTGTCGAGGGAAGCCACCACAGCTACAAGTACGTAAACCAGGTAGGAGTGTATATCGACAGCACCTCTCTGGAGGAGCGGGCGGTGAGCATTCCTGGATGGGTCATCGGAGAGAACTTCGCTGACATGAAGAACAATATGACTGTTCTCAATCGCCTGGTCAACCCCCAGCATGAACTGGAGCTCACTCTGTTCGACCAGTATGTGCTTCGGTTCAAGCCTGACTATTCCATCAAGTATGCCACTCCCTATGAGGAGAACAACGAGGTCTTGTGTCAGTTCCTCATCCAAGGGACCTGTGCAGACCCTATGTTCTCAACTAAGAGTGGCATCTTGACTCAGATTGCCTCGATACTGCCCAAGTTCCATTTCCCCCTGATTATTCCACAGGGCAAGGGCATCATCCTGGGCCTGAGACAACCTGACCTGCTGGCAACGATTGTCAACGATGGGGACATCGATACTGGCATGGTCATCGAGTTTTCCTGCAATACCACTGTGGTCAATCCAAGTCTACTGCATGTGGGAACTCAGGAGTTCGTAAAAATCAACAAGACCATCACTCCGGGAGAGACCATTACGGTCTCGACCGTGAGTGGTAACAAGTACGTAAGAGGTTACCACGATGGACAGACTGAGAACTACTTCAAATACTGGGACTGGGACTCCACTTGGCTCCAGATGTACAGGGGGGTCAACGTTCTGAAGTACGACGCAGATGAAGGAGTAGATGGTCTGTCTGCCAGTGTGACCTTCACACCTAAGCTCTTGGAGGTGCAGTGATGGAGCCGATAACTGTATATGTGTTTGACAGCTCCATCACCCCCCAAGGGGCTGTCGACGTTCTAACCGGACTCAACTGGGAGGAGAAGTTCTCGGAAGCCGGGAGCTTCGAACTCTGGTGTCCTCTCAACGACCAGAATGCAGAACTCCTTCGGGAGGACTACTTCGTGTGGCTGGGGGGAACACGTGACACCGCAGGCATCATCGAGTTCAAGGAGCTTGAGGTCGATGAGGAAGGTACAGAGACCATTCATGTCCAGGGCAGGCTGCTTGAGGGTATTCTCGAAAGAAGGACTCTGTACCCTGCTTTCACCTTTACTGGGAAGGCTGGAGCTGCTATCAACAAGATGGTAGACACTACTCTGGTCAATCCCACAGACACCAAGAGAAAGGTCTCCTTTCTCAGTATAGACTCCGCTGGAGATAACCTTGGAGCTCAGGTCTCTTTCCAAAAGACTGGTGGGGATGTACTCAGCCAGTCCTCGGAGCTGGCTCAAGCCAACGGCCTGGGCTTCAAGGTCTCCTTCAATCCCAGAGCCAAGTCCCTGACCTTCAAAGTTCTACAAGGGACCGACCGAACCATCGACCAATCTGTGGTCAATCCAGTGTACTTTGCATCCGACCTGGATGACATCCTCGAGTCTGGCTACTCCCACAACAAAGCAGACTTCAGGAATGTGGCCTATGTGGCTGGAGAAGACTCCGGAGCCAACAGAAAGGTCGTGGAGGTGGGCACTTCCACAGGCTTAGACCGAAGAGAGGTCTTTGTGGATGCTCGAGACCTTCAGTCTGAGAAGGAAGGCGGGGGTACTATTCTGGCTGATGAGTATACCTCTATGCTTCAGGAGCGGGGCAAGACCTCCCTGGAGGAATACAAGGACATCCAAACTTTCTCAGCCACTATTCGTACCTTCGGAGTGACTGGCTATGAATATGGGGTAGACTTCTTCCTGGGGGACTTGGTCACTGTGTATGACCGAAGACTCAAGGTGAGAGCCAACGCCATGGTCACTGCTGTGGAACTGGAGTATGACACTGATGGTCAAACTCTCCAGTTGACCTTCGGCTACCAACAGCCTACCCTGGCAAATAAACTCAAAAGGAGGACTTTGACATGAGCTATACCTATGGCTTCTTCGATGCCGTAGACCTTGGCAGTGGTAACTACGACCGAGTTTACTCTTCGGCCGAGTTCTCCCACTACTGGGCTCTGCTGGTCGGAGATGGAGTCTTTGGTCGGCCCTCTACTTCGCTCAACGTACTGGCTACCGCACCCGTGGCCATGAGTGTTAAGGTCGCATCTGGTACGGGGTGGATTAAGGGCCACTACCTCACTGTGCCTGACAACATGGATGAGGTCATTGCTGTTCCTGTGGCCAATCCCTCTTTGCCTCGTATCGACTCTATCATCATGGCCCTGAACAACACCGACCGGGACATGAAACTCTATGTTCGGTCTGGAACTGCTGCTGCTTCCCCCAAGGCTGTTACTCTTCAGCGAGATGCTGATGTGTGGGAGCTGGAGTTGGCTCAAATCACTGTGGCTGCTGGCAACATTACCCAGCAGGCCATCAAGGACATGAGAACTGACCCCGACCGCTGTGGTATCGTAACTGGCCTCATTGACCAGTTCGATGTCTCTGGCTTTCTTACGGCTGCCCAGGAGTCCTTCGACGAGTGGTTTGAGAATGTAAAGAGTCAGCTTGGAGATGATGTGGCTGGCAACCTGCTCAACCTTATCCAAGGACTCCAGACCTCCAAACTGGATGTATCGGCTAAGGCCTCTACTTCTGAGGCTACTGCTGGTACTAATGATACCAAGTACATGACCCCCCTCAAGACCAAGCAGGCCATTGGTACAGCCGCTGAGACTGTTCTGGATTTAACCACAGGGAAACTCATCAATGTTCAATCGGTTTTTGAGAAGTTTACCCTGAGTCCCCTGAGCATTAAGCTTCATTCCCAGTCAGATGGTAACTCTACCGACGACAGAGAAATCTCGGGCACTTATGGAATTGGGGTCATCTTTGGAAACACCATCTTCAATGGTGGTGTACTCTCTAAGTATCAATCCGATTGGAAAAGTAGTACCATCTTGCTTCAGACCCCCCTCACCCCTCTCACCCCGGACAAGACCCCCTCCCTCGTGAAGAACTGGGGTGAGGAGTACTCTAATGGTAGTGACACTCGTCCGGGAGTAAACTCAACAATTGCAGTGTCCAGTGAGGGGGACATTCTGGCCCTGGATAAGTACTGTATCTTAGACATGTCTAGTAAGAAGGTTTCTCCAGCTTATGGCTCTTCGTACTTATACGGAGTATATGGTACTTCTGGCTACTGGGGGTATCTTTACCTCAGAAACGAGACTCTGATTGTCTTCTATTTGAAACGTAGTACCACCTCAGGTTCCTTCAGTCAGGTGTCTGTTGCTGGGAACTGGAGCGACGTACAACCCATCGGAGTTCGGGGAAATAAGCTCTACTTGCTGGGTGGTGTATACAGTCACCGCAACATAACTCAGTATCAGGTCATTACTGTGGACTTCACCAACAGTACTCCGATGGTCACTACTGGTGTTACCACGTTCGACATCACCCGCATCTCTGGGGGACAAGACCTGTACATGAGAGTTCTTTTCCACGATGCAAACAACTGTTACATCATCGCCAGATACAGAACTTCCTCCAGCGAGTCTTATCAGTGCTTCACCCGAGCCGTTCGTTTCTCCATGGTCAATCATACTTCCAACTGGGCCGAGTTGACTACTGGAAACACCGAACTCTCTGACTGGATAAACGCTTACTACTGTGGTACTGTAAACAACAAGGCGGTCATGGGTAGGGGTTCCTCTGGTCAGCAACTTCTGGTGATGGACAAGACCAACGAGAATCTGAGTATTCTCTCAATCCCCACAAGCTTTATTGACCCCTCGGGGTATTACTCCATTCGAGAGAGGGTCTTTGCTATTCCAGACCTCCCCGGAGCCCTCATCGCATTTGGTAACCTCATTTACCCTGAAAAGGGTGAGGTGGTTCCTCTCATTTGGGGAGTTAGTGGTCAAGAGGTTGACCGTACTCAGGGAGTCCAAGTAGCTCAACAAGTTCTGAACCTGTCTCAGGTTACTCACTTCGCTGGTACTTCTATTACTTCTGGAGATGTCATTGGTATGACCGGCCAACGAGTGGCTATTCCAGGTACCAACCAAGACGACTGGAGATATCATTTTCTGTCGGCTAACGAAGCTTGGTACATTTTGAAAAGAAAGACAGGGGGTGACTAAGATGGTGTGGGTAGTAGAAAATTACAACGGGTCTACCCAGGTTTTCTTTGAAGACCCTGGAGTCCCAAGCATCCAGCTGGAGTCTCTTCCCGAAGGAGAAGGTCCCCTGAGAGTGGTCAATGGGGAAGTGGTTAGGTCCCCCCTTTCCCCTCCCCCCGAGCCCCCTGCTGCTCCTGTGGAAGAGGACCCCTATGCTGAGATGGCCAAGGCCATTAGGGAAGGGGTGAATGAAGTATGACCGACAAAGAGCTGGTCCTGTCTACCCTTCGTAAGGCTGGAAAGCTGGTGGCTCAATCTCTCCAGGAAAGAGCCCCTGAGATGACTGGTACTGAGGTTGTGGCAGAGGGGGACTTTCTCCCTAACTTTGACCCCAAGAGACAGTATCTCAACTACAAGGCGGGGTATGTCTGCAAATCCCCCCAGGGAAATGCAGTCAAGCTTCTTCAGCCCTATGACAGCACTATCTATACCCAGGAGCCAGAGGAGCTGCCTGCCCAGTGGGGCTTCTACTGGTCTACTGACCCGAAGGAAGCCAAGCCCTTCCTCTCTTCTTCCACCAGCCCCTACATGACCAACGACTGTTGTACTCATGAAGGTCACGTGTGGAGGAGCGGACAGGACAACAACGTATGGGCTCCTGGTACAATCAACGTAAAGTGGACTGACCTGGGCACCATTGAGGAAGTCATGAATCAATAAGGAGGAACACTCATGACTGAATTAGAACTTCGCCAGAAGGTAGTAAACACTGCCAAGGCCTGGCTGGGGGCGAAGGAGTCCGATGGCTCCTTCAAGCCCATCATCGACCTCTACAACACCCTCAAGCCCCTTCCTGTGGGCTATAAGGTGAAGTACACCGATGAATGGTGTGCTACCTACGTATCTGCTGTTGGCTTCAAGACTGGCCTCAAGGACATCATCCTGCCTGAGTGTAGCTGCTCCCGCATGATTGCCCTGTACAAGGCCAAGGGTCGCTGGCAGGAGAAAGACAGCTACCGGCCCTCCATCGGAGACGTTGTCATGTATGACTGGCAGGATGGCACTAACTATGCCTCCACAGACAACACTGGCAATCCCGACCATGTGGGCATTGTGGCTGGCATCAATGGTGACACCATCACCATCATCGAGGGCAACAAGGGTCAGGCTGTTGCCTACCGCAATCTCAAAGTCAACGGTCGCTATATTCGTGGCTGGTGTCTCCCTGACTATGCCAGCCTGGCGACTAAGGAAGAGAACAAGGAGGAAGGGAACATGGAAGCAACCTACGCATACCTGAAGGACGTTCCTATCAGCTACAGGGGCTCTGTGGAGAAGGCCATGAAGAAGGGCTACCTGGGAGGCTACTCTGACCCCAACCCGAATTCCCTGGAGGACAACCTGCTGAATGTCACTGAGACCTTCTGTCGAATCATGAAAGTGATGGACAATGCGGGCGTTCTCGACTAAAGGAAAAAGGGTGGCAAGAAAGGTGAACTGGGTATCTGCTACCCGGTTCATCTACTTGACCACTCAGGTAGCTGCCATCTTCTGGGTCTCAACCTCGTACATCATAGCCCTGTACTCCACTATCAGGTTGGGCCAGGTGTTTCCTGTGGTTGAGCTTTCCCAGCAGGCCATCACCACAATCTTGGGAGTCGGTATTCTCAAGACTGTGGAGAATATCTTTGAGCACAATGACAGTGTAGTCTTTGGACATAGCCACAGAGAAGGGGGTGAAAACAATGGACGAGAAAACTCTGCAGGGGGAGACCCTGGAGGCTGGGGAGACGGTGGAGACCCCGAAGCGTAACTCTAAAATCATCAACCGTCTGGCTGCCCTGATGTCTGTCAAGAGCATCGTGACCCTGGCCCTGACTGGTGTGTTTGCCTACATGGCCTGCACCAATCAAATCTCCCAGGACTTCATGACCATCTACGCAGTCATCATCGCTTTCTACTTCGGCACCCAGTCCCAGAAGGTTCAGAACGTTCTTGATAGAGAAGACTAAGGAGGGAGACCACATGGATTTAGCTGCAGTTGTACTTTCGGTACTCGGCTCCAATGGTCTTCTCCTCTTCTTGGTCAAGAGATTCTTCGACCGAAAGGACAAGAAGGAAGAAGAAGCAAGACAGGCCCGTAAGCGGGAGGAGGCAGCCAAACGTAAGGAGCATGAAGAGCTCCTCAAGAAAGTTGAGGCTGCCCTGGAGACCATTCGCCTCCTGGCCTACTCCCGCATGTCCGAGGAAATTGAACGCTTGCTCACTCAGGGCTATGCCACTCCAGCAGAGAGACGAGTCCTGGATGAGATGTTCAAGAATTACAAATCACATGGTTGGAACGGAGACATGGACGCTAGACTTGAGAAGGTCTACTCCCTTCGTACAGACCACGCATGAACAAGGCCCTCTGCCTGCTCCCTGTGGAGTGGGTAGGGGGCCTTTCTTGTTGAGATAACCTGACCCCCTCACATCCTGCTCCCAGGGGTCCTTTTTGGACCCAGCCAGCAGGCAGCCACGTGGGCGCCTGTGGGAGCCTGGACACCCTGGGAATATACCTACACCGCTGGGGGTATAAAAGCCCTGTAGCGGCCTGCTGAGGGCCTCTGGCTGGGGGTCCTATTTTGGGCTCGTACAAGAAAGCCCCCTTCCTGTTCCTTGTACTTGGTTCAGGGAGGGGGTTTAGGGGGCTTCTTGATTTGGTTGTATATCACTTGCCCTGCTCCTTCTTGGGAGCCTTGGTGTGGGCCTTCAGGTATTCCCGAGCCATGTTCAGTTCATCGATGTGAAGGTTCTTGTCCCACTCCCAGCGGTTGCCACCGTAAGGACGGGAGATGGCAGCGTCCCGGAGGAGTCTTCTGGCCTTGGTACCCTTCATGCCGAACTCAGCAGCCAGTTCCTTGAGGGTCACCAGGTTCTCTTCATCCTTCTCTACCTTGGCAGCCCTGGCCTTCTTCTTGGCCTGGGCCTTCTGGGTCTTCTTGGCCTCTTCGTTGGCCCCCTTGCAGGAAGCCTCAGCCTTCTTGAGGTTCTCCTGGGTGGTGAAGCAGGTGTCAGCCACTACCTGGAGCAGGTCAGCCTTCTTCATGGTCCACCAGTTCTTGACCTTGACTTCCTTAGCCACAGCCTGCAGGTCCTTCAGGTTCAGGGTCTTCAGCTCTTCCAGAGAAGTGGTGTTGATGTTGATGGTCATTTTCGTTTCCTCCTATAATGTAGATGTTGTTGGTTGGTGAGGTGTGTTGTTTGATTACAGTTACATTATAAGAGATAAGTCTAGACTTGTAAATGGGTAAATTAAGATTTTTTCAAAAATCTTCTGATGGCCTTCGCAGCTTCCTTGTTCGGCCACTTCCATGTGCCTTCTGGGGGCTTCTTGCCTTTGGCCCTGAGGAGCTTCCTGGCCTTGGCGGGGTCCATCCCTATTTCCCCACAGAGGTCAGCCAGGGTGTAGTCGGTGGAGGGTTCCTTCTCCCTTCTCCGGGTCTCCGCTCGTTCCTTTCTCTTGAGCTTCCTTTCTGTGGGAGCAGGAGCCTTCACCACAATGGGCTCCTCCTTCCGGAGCTGGCGCTTCTCCCAGTCAATCTCCTGTGGGACAGTGATGGGGGAGTCCTGGATGGGTCCGGAGCAGGGGGTGAAGAACTTCTCCATAGTGGACTGGCGAACGTATCTCACATAGGGAAAGTGGGAAAGGTAGGGATGGTCCGGCCCATGGTCAGTCTCCACTTTCCACACCCGCTTGGAGTATCGATGCTTCAAGTACTCAGTCATCTGCGTTCCTCCTTAGAAAAGAGACTCGGCCAGGGACTCCCTCTCCTGGTCAGTCAAATCTTGAATTTCCTTCCCCAGTACCTCTTTGATGATGGGGTAGGTATCTTCCTCCGAATACTCTCCCAGGGCATTGCACTTTTGAACTATCTCTCGTCTTTGAATTTCAGTCATAGGTCTACTCCTCCTTTGTATCTATTATACCATAAGAAGAAGCCCCCGTAAATGGGGGCCTCTCTTGAGTTATTTGATGAAGTTGGTAGCCATCAGAATGTTCCAGATAGGCTTGTAGCACTGAAGCTCCTTGTCCCATACCCGGAAGGCCCAGTGGGGAACTTTATCCTCATCGGCCAGGGGAATGAAGTGGGCCTCCCAGCCTTCCAGTTCGAATACCTCTACCCCATCGGGGGTGGTGGTTCTGGAGTAGTACTTGTTCTGGAGCTTTACCTTGGCCTTCAGGTTTCCCCGGTAGAGTCCAACCCCCAGAGTAGAGAAGCAGTCCAGGTCGTTGAGTTCCTTAGTGGTGAGCTTCTTAATGGTGAGATTAGTGATGGTCATTTTCCTTTCCTCCTGATTGTTGGTAGAGTGTGTTGTGGTTTATGCATATATCTTACCAGACAATCAAGAGTTTGTAAATGGGTAAATCAAGATTTTCTCCAGAGCTTCTTCATCAGCTTCGTCTTAGCCTTGATGTTGGCATCCACATCCTCATCTACAGTTCCCTCAGCCAGAAGGGACACCACTTCCATTCGGTTCTTTTGACCTGGCCTCTTGATACGAGCTATGGCCTGCCAGTAGTCATCGGCATTTCTGTTTGTGGAGTAGAGCATGACCAGGTCCGCCTTCTGAAGGTTCAGGCCAGTGCTTCCTGAGTGGATTTGCAGAATGATGATGTCCACCTTTCCCTGCTTGAAGTCTCGTTCAATTTTCTCCCGGTTCTTCGAGTCCCTGTAGTTCTCCACTCTTCGCTGTGGAAATTCCCTCTTGAGCTCTCGTTCCAAGAGCCGGATTTCTTCCACGAAGTTGCAGAAGATAACTACTGGGTTCTTCCTGTCCCTGAGGTAGTCTATGGCCAGGTCCAGTTTGTCTCGTCCAAGTTGGACCAGCTCCCCACTGTCCAGTCGGATGAAGCCTCCTGCCAGCTGATGCAATCTCATAATCTGGGTGATGGTCATATCACAGGAGGAGACATTGAGGTAGTCCTCAGCCTTCAGCAACAGGGAGATGTAGCTTTCCCCCGGGGAGTAGTCTATGTGGTTCTTCCTCAGTATGGCCTTTAGACGCCCTCTGGAGGCCTCCAATGGTATCTGGGTATATAAATCCTCATAGAGCTCCTGATACGCCTTCAGCGCCTTTCCAGTAAGCTCACAGGTCAGGTACTTGAAGTCCATCGGGGGGAGGTCCACACAGTCCTCAATCTCCACACGGTATGAGGTCTCAGCCACCAGGTCCTGGAGTTCTTTTACGTTCTGGTAGCCCACAATCTCCTTGCCCATGTAGCCTCCTTTGCGAATATACTGATTCTCGAAGTCCCGGTAGTCTTCTCCGAAGATGGTGGGGTCCATAATCTTGTACTGCATGAACAGGTCTTCATAGCCTCTGCTGACTGGAGTCCCACTCATGAGCAGTCTGGTCTTGCATCCCCTGGTAGTCCTGTAGATGGCCTTGGAGACCTGAGCATTTCTGCTCTTCACTCGTTGACTTTCATCGATGACCAGGCTTTGTATCTTCAGTCTTCGAAGCTGTGGTTCTAAGAGTCTGGCCTTCTCATAGTTGACCAGCAGTATCATGAGAGGGGGCTTCCAGTTCTTCAGAATGTCCCTCTTCTTCCCCTTGTGGCCCTGCCCCCGAAGCTCCTCCAGCGTGCAAAGCTCAGGGTCGTACTTCATGAAGTTGGAGAGCTGCTCAATCCAGTCCCCCTTCTTGCCCCTCAGCCTGAGGACCTTCACCCTATTTCTGGGGAGCCATGCCCACTCCTTGAGCTCCACAGTCCAGTTGTAGAGTAGGTTGTTCGGAGCAAAGACCACTACTCTATGCAGGCCCTCCCTGATGAATCTCTTTACTGTGGTTCGAATGGCCACAGCTGTCTTGCCCGTCCCCTGGTCCATAAACAAAGCGAAGAAGGGCTCTGCTAAAGCCCTCCTTACGCCTTCTTTCTGGTGGGGGTAGAGGTTATTCCTCTTCGTCCCCATCATCCTCGTCCTCCACAGGCTCAGACTGGGCCTTCAGGGAAGTGATGGCCACAGCCACCTTGGCCTTGGGGAAGCCTTCGATGATACCCATCAGCTTCTTCCGGTTGTCCTTCTTGGAAGCGGTGCCGCCCAGCTGGGAGATGAGCTCCACCAGCTGCTTCTTGGTCAGGTCATCCAGAGGACCCTTCTCAGCAGCCCCAGTCTCAGTCTCTTCCTTGTTCTTCCGGTTCCGCTTCTTCTTGGGCTTCTCCTCCACTGTGGAAGCCTTGGCCCCCAGCTCGATGAGGAACATGTTGGCGTAGTTGGCCATGTCAATGAGGGTGTCCACCAGGGACTCCCCGTTGGAGTCGTCCAGGCCAGCAGCGACCAGGGCCTTGACTCGATTGAGCTTGTCCTCCAGTCGGATGATGGCCACAGTGGGGCCATACTCAGCGTAGGTCTTGGCGAAGGCATCGTCGTATTTCTCGTTCTTCTCAGCGTAGAGGGCCTGCTGCTGAGAGTGCAGGGTCTTCAGGGTCTGGAGCTTTTCTTTGGTATTGGCCATGATGTCATTTCCTTTCTTAGTTTAGATTTTGTATCTTCGGGGGAGGTTGACATAAATCCCACTCCACCGTAGAGTCGTATGAGCCTGAGGGTCTTTTCCTGGTTCTTGGTGAGGGTGTCCTCCTTCCCAGGACACTTCACCTCAATCCCTATAAACCTTCCCCTGTGGACTCCCAGGATGTCGGGCAGTCCTATTCTCTGGTACAGGCCTCCGTGGGTTTTGAAGTAAAAGCCTGGGAAGGAGTCCTCCAGCATCTCCAGGATTTTCTTGACCACCTTGGTCTCTGGTTTGCTGGCCATTGAGGATTATTCCTCGTCGTCCTCTTCCAGCATCTCGATGAGGTCCTCCTTGGACATGCCCTTCTTCACCTTCAGGCCCCGGTCCTTGCACTCAGCCTTCAGCTCAGAGAGGGACATTTCAGAGTAGTCAGTCTCCTCATCGTCCTCATCTTCCTCATCATCGTTCTCACCATCCAGGAGGGCCAGCAGGTCTTCCTCATCGGCCTCGTCCAGAATGAGGTCAATCAGGGCTTTGGCCTTCTTGGCAGCCAGGACCTTCTTCTTGGGGATGTCCAGCTCAAGGGCCAGGTCCTTCAACTCATCCTTGGACATCTCGCCCAGCTTCTCCTCCAGGTCCACTTCATCCTCGTCGTCCTCTTCCCCTTCGGAGTCATCAGAGTCTTCCTCGTCCTCATCAGCTTCCTCAGGGTTGATGTACTCCAGGATGCGGGCTCTCTTCTTGCCCTCGTAGGTTTCGTGGCCCACCTCAACTTCACAGTTCAGGCCGACCAGGTCGTTGGTGTCCAGGTCAAAGGACCCCTCAGGAATGTCCATGCCCAGGGCCAGCATGACACCCTTCAGCTTGAACAGGGCCTGAGGCTGGAGGGAGCAGTTCTCAAACAGCTTGGCACCCTTGTGGGGTCCTTCGGTGACCTCGAACTCCAGCTTAATCATGTTGTTGCCCTCACGGGACTTGGTCAGCTCAGCCTTGTTGACCACAACAGCATAGGTGCCTTCAGGGATAGCTCTCCGGCCGACCTCCACTCCGGAAAGGTCCAGATTGACAGAGGAGCCCCCTCTGCCTCTTCTCTTGTTTTTGGTTGCCATGGAAATAACCTCCTTAATTTTTAGGGTCACTCTGATTATATCAGACTTTGGCCCTTTTGTAAATTACTTACTGCCCAGTTTCTTCTTGACACTGGTACCTTTTTTCTTGGTTCCTGTGGGGTCCTCCCACTTGCCCTTGACCACTTTCATGATGTCCTTGTAGTTGGCATCCACCAAGAACTGAGGACAGGGGGTGCCGAAGGGACGGGTGACCTTCGTGATGTAGTAGGGGTTAGGCCCCAGTCTCAGGCGGAACTCGATGTTTCTCCGGACCTTGGCCCCTTCCAGCTTCTCCACATTCTCGAACTGGTAAGTGTGGCCAATCACACGAGAGGCAGCACAGAGGGTACGGGCCACAGAGGGCATGAGGCTGGGTCCTACCTCAGGAAGCAGCTGGTCCTCTCCCTCACCATCCCCAGACTCCATACGGTCCTGGCAGTTGAAGCAGGGGGTGATGCCCAGGTCAGTCAATCCCTTGTAGAGGTTGATGACCTCCTTCAGGTAGCCACCAGCAGTGCCGTACATACCCTGAGACATTTTGCTCTTGCCTTCCTCATCCATGACCTTCTCGTAACAGAAGTCCTGCAGGGCAGTCATGTGGTCAATAACCACAGACTTGAATTTGTCAGGGTTCTCCTCCAGGTAGTCATAGATGTCATAGATTTCGTCGAAGGACTCCAGCTCAAAGACAGTGATGTCTCCCGGCTCCAGGTCCTCCCGCTTGCCCGAGTCAGTACCCTTGTCCTTCACATCAATGAGGAGCAGGGGCTTGGGCAGGGTACAGGAGATTGTGGTCTTTCCAGTACCCGGGCGACCATACAGGGTGATGATGGTCGGGGTGTCCATGTCAAGCAGGTCCTGGAAGCGGTCCTCCAGACTGGACTTCTTAGGGGTTTTCTTCTTCGTTGCCATCGGGTCTTCCCTCCTTTTCTACTACTTCGAATTGCTTCTTCCTGATGAAGTCAGTGTCCAGGCCCATCAGGTCAGCCTGGCACAGAGGCTTGTAGTCACACCAGGCACAGCCCTTCCCAAGGTTCCGGTCACAGAGCTTGTCCCCATACCTGAGGATTTCTTTGGCTGTGGATTTGAAGTCATTCATGATGCCCTTGACTACAGTGTGGTTCACCCTCACAGGATAGCGACGAAAGTAGTCATCATAGGAGACCTTGGCCAGAAGGTCCTGATAGTCCTTCGGGTCCTTGCCCATCTCCAGCAGGGCCTTCTTGACCGTATATGGTGTGGAGTCAATGCCTCTTTTGGAGAGCTGTCCACTGGCGAGAATCTGAGGCCGGGCAGGCTCCTTGGCCCGAATGATGTCCCATAGTGTTCCCTTAGGGGAGTACCCCATCTCGGTGACTGCCCAGGTATAGAGGGCAGACTGAGTGTTGAGGAGCAGGAAGTCATAGTCTGGGTTCCTCTTGTAGGTCTTGGTCTCCTTAGGCCAGATAGCCCCTTTCTCGTCCTCGACCAGTGCATCCAGGTAGCCTTCAATGACCACTCCAGGCATGAGGGGCAATTCAAAGTGGAGCTCGTTGCCCAGGTAGACCAGGCCATCATCCTCGTAGAGGGCTTGGTAGTTTTCCATCAGCTCCTCCACCATACGAGGGATGTCTCCGAACTCCACAATCTCCTCCTTGAAGGTCTCCCTGTAGAACTGCTCAGCGAAGGCCTTGTAGGGCTTCCTCCAGGACCGACCAGAGTCATAGGCCTCGATGCACTCATGGATGATAGAGCCCCTCCTGAGGGCGATACCCTTCTTCTTGGGTCTGAGGTGGTCATGATACTTGTAATGGTAGGCCATGTGGCATTTTCTCCAGGTGCTAATCTTGGAATTAGATATCTTGAGAATATCTGCCATTTTGGTTCACCTCCTTCCTATGTGTATATTATACCACAAAAGAAGACCCCCTGGAATGGGGGTCATTCTTGGATTATTTCAGGCCATCCAGGTAAGTCTTGAGTTGGTCTTTCCAGTCTCCACCCTCTTCCATGTGGAGCTCTATGCCTGCACCCCAGGACTTGCCTACTGCCACATCAGCCACAATCGGCACATCAGTGTCGAAGTGGAATACATCCTCAAGAGCCTTTGGGTGTTCCAAGATATGCTTGGCCCTGGGACAAAACTCCATCAGGTAGTCGTTCCTCACTTCGAACAGGGTAGCATCATGAACTGTACCTATGACAAAGAACTTGTCCTTGTCCAGTACATAGTCAGGGTCATAGTACTGGGCATTGCCCATAATCTCAGACATTCCCAAGATAGTCAGGTCAGAGCCAAAGCCCTGCACTGGGGAGTTGATACTCTGTCTCTCAGCTTCAGCCTTCTTCGACTTGTCTGTGGAGTAAATGTCAGGGAGCCTCCGGAGTCTTCCAATGGGAGACCTGACCTGGCCCATAGACTGGACAATTCTTCTCTGCTTGGAGTGCCACTTGGGAAGGGAGTGGTAAGCCTGGAAGAATCTCTCCCGCCACTGCTCAGCCTCTTTGTCTGTGAGGTCTACCCCGTAGTTGTCTCGGGCATAAATCTTGAACTTTCTCCAGCCCATACCATAGACAAATCCGAAGTTTACAGCCTTGGCCTTTTTGCGTTGTTCCTTCTTGATGTACTTGTCATCGGAGACCTTCTCCCCAGTTATCATCTCGTACGTGTGAGTGTGGATGTCTCCTCCAGTCTGGTAGATACGCTTCATGGTCTCGTCCCCAGACATGATTGCTGCTATGCGGAGCTCTGCCTGGGAGTAGTCAATCTCCACCACAGACCAGCCTTCAGGAGCCCCCACCAGGTTTCGGATGATGGGGTCTCGAGGTACCTGCTGGAGGTTGGGGTCAGTGCAGGAGGTTCTCCCCGTAACAGTTCCGTGTAACTTGAAGTTGGGGAATAGTCTTCGACCCCACATCCGGTTAATCCAACCATCGATGAAGTGAGAGATTTGAATGTTGACACCCCGGTACTTCAGGATGAGTTCTACAATGGGGTGTTTGTCCCTCAGCTGCATCAGAGTAGCCTCACTTGTGGAGGGAGAGCCAGACTCTGTGGTCTCAATCACTGGGAGCTTGAGCTCTTCATACAGTAACTTCTGTATCTGGGCCGGAGAGTTCCAGTTGACCTCGTGCTTGGCCATCTTCAGGAGTTGCTTCTCAATGGCCTCTCTCTCGGACTCCAAGTGCTTTCGGACCTTCTTGAACTGCTGAGGATAGATGAACACCCCGTGTTCTTCCACAGTCTCGTAGGAAATGATGCCGGGCATGTAGAGATGGTAGAAGAGCTTCATCAGGGCCCGGTCTTGCTTGAGCTTCTTGTGGAACACTCTATAGAGCTTATACTCATAGTAGATGTCGTACCCCAGGTAAGTCAAGTATTCCTGATACTTCTCTCGTGTCTTATACTTGCCTGTCTTGAGGTCCTTGTCCACATCCCACTCCGGAGCATTGCACTCCAGCACTGCATTCTCCTTCACACCGTTGGGGGTATTCTCATTGAGTATGTGGGAGGCCAGCACTACGTCGAAGGTGATGTTGGGCTTTACCCCAAAGCGATACTTCAGGAACAGGTCATCGAACTTTCCATTGCCCGCCACGAGGGCTTTAGCGTTCCTATTTAGCCAGTTCACACACGTCCTAATGAGTTTCCTTTGGGCCAGCCTGGCGCCCTTCAGCGGGCTGTAGCGAGCCTCCAGCGGGATGATATATTGGACCTGGTCATTGCCAAAGCCAAACAGGTTCACTTCATCCTCAAATCTCACCAGGCCTGTGGTCTCAATATCATAGCTCAGGTGCAGATAGTTGTTGTCCCTCAGGTGGTGGAAGGCTCTCTTGAGTTCCCTCATGTTAGTGATGAGCCTGATGTCCAGTTCGGGGAGTCCCTCCAGGCTTCCCTCCATCATAGCCTTGAAGTTGTTCATGGCTTTCTCCACAAAGGGAGCCTTCCCGGGGTCACGGTAAACTATGCCAGGACTGTAGGAGGGCATGTACTTAATCCCATCCTTCTCCACCATCACTCCGTTGAGTTCAGTGATGGAGCCATCCACTGTGGCCTTCAGGGCCTGAGCACCCAGGACCAGAACATAGGTGGGTTGGACTGCAGCAATCTCCTTGTCCAGGTGCTGCTTGCACTTCTTGATGTCCCCCACCTTGTACTTGGTTCCTCTTGGGCAGGCACACTTAATGGCGTTGGTATAGTAGACCTTCTCAGGGTCAAGTCCTATGGCCCTCAGTCTTTCAACAAGGGAGGACGGCATGACTGCCGCCCCCTCCTGTTCATCTTGTTCTGTGGCATAGCTGTTGACTACCATGACCTTGGCCTTGGAGGGGCCGGCTCCCCAGATACACGTAGGACTGGAGAAGGCACAAAGGTTGCAGTCATGACAGGCCATCAGAATACCCCCTGGATGTCTTTGTTGTATACGTGGCAGGAGAACATGGTGTGGGTAAAGTCTCCCACAGGATAGCCAGTCTTCTCAGCCACCCACTCCAGGAACTTGATGGCCAGATAGACATCGTTCCGGAAATGGGTCACGAAGTCACAGGACCTCATCACGTAGTGCAGGTTGAGCTTGCCATCCCGGACCTGGAGACCATAGCCCAGAGAGCAGGGGACTCTGGAGACACCCCCCAGGAAGTCGGGGTCCTTGTCCGGGTTCCAAAGACTAATCCACAGCTGCCTGGAGTCCGGGTCCTCCTTCAGGCGGTTCATGATTTTGGTCAGCTGGTCGTTGTTCCAGAGCAGCTCGTTGTAGGTGTAGGCCAGCTTCCCATCGTGCATATACTCAGACCATACCTCTTTTCTGAGCTTCCAGGCCTCGCCGGGGTTGATGAAGTTGGGGAGGCTAATGGATTCGAGAAGAGGCTCTCCATCCGGATATCTCTCCCAGGGGTCAGTGACCCGCTCCTTGAACTCAGCATCAGCCCAGGGCTGAGTGACTTCGGGGATGTCCTGGCTCCGGGCATTGAGCAGGCAGTAGCTGTAGTTCTGCAGCTCCTTGGTCTCGTAGTCAGGATTGCCCTTGACATACTTGTCCTGCATGGTGGCAGGCCGTACCACAATGCCCATCTCGGCCAGGTCCCTCTTGACCTCCTCGACCATTTCCTGAGCGTTGGTGTAGATTCTCATTTGTCATACCTCCAATTCAAAGTCTTTGTAGGTGATAGGTTCGAAGGTTTTCCCTTCCCGAATGGCATTGGCCACATCCTGCATTCTCTGAGCAGGACTGAGCTTCTGTCGAGGGGAGTCCTCCTGATAGTACTTGTCATTTCGGTACCGGATAATCTTCCAGTAAGGATGAGCTGTGGGGTCCAAGTCCTTCATCTTCACTCCGAACACTGGCTCCACCAGAGGAATGACATACATGCCTGACTGGTAAGCACTGGTGATGAAGAACTCAATCTCGGTGAACTGAGAGTTGGGGACCTTGGAGAGCAGGTGGTGCAGAAGGATGAGGTCAGCTGCCCATCTCTTCTGTAGCTCTGTGGCCCTCCAGATAACTGTGGCCTTGGTCCAGGGCTTCTTTCTGCGGTGGCGGGTGAGGATGACCTCCCTCATACAGGACCCGTTGCCCGTATCCTTTCTCCTGAAGTCATACCCAATGGAGATGCCCTTTGAGATTTCACAGAGGTGGAAGAACTCCCTGAGTTTATCCAGGTCAATGTAGGTCTTGACCAGGTGTCCCCACTTCCGGGGGGAGTACCCCAGGGGAGCTAAGTCAACCTTCTCACAGTCAATACTGTCGAGAGTGAGGAAGAGGTCTTCTACGACTCCCCTGGTGTTCTCCAGGTAGTCCAGATGCTGTGGATGCAGCAGGATTTCCCGATTGACCCCGAAGTAGGCCTCACTGAAGTCCTTGTAGTGTTTCTTCAGCATGGGGCCTTCTCCTTAGTAGTTGCTTCTCTGCCGGAACTGGTTTACCTGAGACTTCTTCAGGTAGGTGATGGCGATGCTGTCAGCATCCATTCCGGAGACCACCAGGAGAGTGATATACAGGACCCAGACCTCAGCCAGTCGGCCATAGAAGGCATTCTGGTCAGTCTTCATCATGGACTGCTTCCAGGGCTTGTTCTTCAGGCAGTTGCACATCATGCCCAGGTTCTCGATGAATTTAGAGACCCAGTAACTCAGGTTGTCCCCATTCCGGGAGATGCACTCCTTGGCATTCTCCACCAGGTCTTCCAACCGGTCGTTGTGGTAGAGAGCAGTACCCTCAGGAAGGATGTTGTGATAGTCCTTGCCTGCCAGGATGGTCAACTCAGTCAGGAAGTGAAGTCCATCGATGAGCTCCTCCTGGTAGTGGTCCTTGGTGGCCTTGGCATCCAGGGCCTCGCCCAGTTCCTCAGTCACCCGCCAGGAGAAGTCCTTGATACGGGCCTGGCCTCTCTTGTCATCCAGGTTGACCGGGCAGTCCTCAGTCTGGAGCAGACCAGACTTCAGCTCGATGTCGTGGTATTTGTCCATCAGGGACTTCTGGCGGGTGAAGATGGCCTGAAGCTTGTCGCCAGTGACCTCTTCCACAGTTGCATGATTGATATTCATTAGTCTTCGTCCTCCTCTTCGTCTTCCTGGCTCTTGTCCAGGGCGTCCTTCATACCCTGAAGAAACATTTCCCCCAGGTTCATGATGTGGTCATACAGCTTTCGGGATTCTTCTTCCTTCTCATTCTCAGCCTCGTAGTCGTAGACCTGGACGTCCCAGCCTCTGGCCATCAGGCCCCACATCAGGTCATCCCAGGCAGCCAGGAGCTTCTCCTTCTGCTCAATCACTCCGTCCATCTGCTCCCGGCCATCCCAGTTGAAGATGGTGGAAGAGTGGGAACGGGTGTAGACGATGGTGGGGTTCAGGTCCTTGAGGGATTTCATGTAGGGGTCATCCAGGGAGTAGATGGGGTCTCCCCGCAGGACCTTGCCATAGACCATCTCCTCAAAGGGGAGGAAGCGGTCGAAGATAACAGAGCCAGGGAAAGCCTTCTCCCGGGTCATCTGGTCAAGCAGCCAGATGTGCTTCTCGTCCACAGGGTGGTCCGGACCCAGGGACTTGACCACAGGGAGGCCAAGCTTCTTGGCAGTCCTCTGGACTATCGTGGTCTTGCCCGAATTGTCCATGCCAGTGAAAATCATCATTTTGAGGTTACCTCCTTTTGTTTGGATAGGTACATTATATCACAACTTTTAGCGTTTGGAAATGGTGTACCCTCCGTTTATTGTAACAACTTTCTTGGATTTGACCAGTTCATTCAAGGCCTTACTGAGGACCTTGCTTTCAACGCCCAGGTTATCCTGTATCGTTCCCTTGGAGAGGGGTACTGTGGAATTGGCCAGAAAGTTGAGTATCTCCCCCTCAAGAGTCTTGATGGTTACATGTCCAGAGCCTGGGCCTCCCAGAGTTACGTTGTACTGGGGATTGCCAATCTCTCCCATGTCGAAGTGGACATCCAAGTCAGAGAAATGACCTGCCATACGGAACTCCCTGGAGAGTGTCACAGTGGCACTTCCTGAGGCTTCGGCATAGTCTACGGCCTGGTTAGGAATGGGCTCCTCTTCCTCCTCCACTTTGGTGATGTACCAGGCAGACTCAACCCAACCGTATAACATGACCGAGCCAGCCATTCTGGCACCGCCCTTAAGCTGCCCCTGCTGACTTCCCTTGTTGTAGTGATGAACAACCAAGACACTGGTATGGTAGTCAGTCTTGAGACTAAGCAACCAGTTCAACACGGGGTTCAAGTCTTTGGATGAATTGAGGTCTCCCTCGAACATAAGATACAGTGGGTCGAATACCACAAGCACAGGTTTGAGTTCCTGAACAAGGAGTTCAATCTGCCTCCTGTGGTCCTCATTGCTGAGGGTGAAGCCCTGCTGATTGATGAAGGTGATGGGTAGGTCCGGAGGGAACTCCACTTGAACATGTCTCCTGTTTATCCTGTGGGCCTCTCCCACCAGTCCACGGTCGAGAATAATCTTCTCCGTACGGTCCTTCATGATGTAGTCAGCGTTCTCGTTCTGAATGACCAGAACGGGGCCGGGTTCTTCCACAGGGAAGCGACCGAGGAACTTAGTGCCACTGGCTACAGAGATGATGAGGTCATGGACCAGAGTAGACTTGAAGCACTTGGGCATGCCTGCCACAATTCCATGAGACCTCCGGCCCCAGAAGCCCCTTACCAGCCATCCTTCGAAGGTGTTGCAGTTACCCATGACCTCTCCATAGGTGGAGGTGGTCAGGGCTCCTGCTGCTGAGTCCTCCGGGTCAGGGATAGAGTCTCCGATGATTTTCTCCAGCTCTTTGTGGAGTCTAGCGTCCTCATCAGCTCGCCCCCTGTACTTGTTGAAGACACTGTTCTTGATGAGCAGGATGATTTCCTGTGGAGTCATGCCCAGCTCATGCAGGGACTTCTCCACGTACCAGATAGTACTTGACCGGTCTACCCCATTCAGGGACTGAAGGGCCAGGGTGTCCCGAACCTTTTTGGGGATGGAGTACTTAGCGTATATTCTCCGCTCAGCCAGCATATCCTGCTCAGAGGCCGCTGGAGAGGCGCTGTGGGCTTTTTCCTTCTTAGGGGTAGTAGTTATACCCCCCACAGCCTTCCGGATGTCACGCGGCTTATAAAGGGCCTTTGTGGGCTTCACCTGCCCCACAGGTGGGGAGTTCTTGTACTTGTGGTTGATGGTGCCAGGGATACGGTAGACATGAGCGAAGTCGAAGCAGTCATCGCAGCCTATGTGTGCAGCCAGGGCTTTGTTGAGGGGAGTGTATTCCTGCTCGTTGATGTACCGGTCCAACTCCCATAGGCCCTGGTATTTGTTCGGTGAGCTCTCCCAGATGTAGCTTGGCTTGGGACTGATGGAGGACGGGTCCTCACACTCATCGATGTCCTGAGCCATGAACTTGGTATCTACCGAGAACCGGTTTTGTCTCTTGGGCTGAGTGTAGGGCATGGGAGACCAGTACAGGTCATACTTCTCAGGTGGGTATGCTTGGAAGAACTCCTTGAGCTTTTCACCGATGTTCTTTCCATACTTGATGGGGACATCCTTCCAGAACTTCCCGTCCTTAGCTGCCAAGATAACATAGTCACCACGTTCGCACTGTTGGGAGAAGATTTGCACCAGAAACTTGATAGTCTCTTTCATAAGTTACTTCTCCTTGATGAAAAAGAAAGGAGGTGGACTTTGTGTCCACCCCCTCCTCTTGGTCTATGCGGCTGTGAAGGAGTGGGTCTTACTCCTTGTCATCGGCTTCCAGAGCCTTGACCATCTCAGCCTTGCCCATGCCCTTGGTGACCTTGATGCCACGAGTCCGGCACTCCTTCTTCAGGTCCTTGGTGGACCAGTCAGTGTAGTCCTCACCGTCGTCCTCGTCCTCATCGTCCTCAGAGTCCTCCTCCTCATCGGAGTCGTCCTCATCCTCCTCAGGCTCTTCCTTCTTGGCCTTCTTGGACTTCTTGCCCTTCTTGGCCTTGGGGGTCTCTTCCTCCTCAGCCTCTTCCTCAGGCTCCTCCTCGGAGTCCTCCATCATGGAGACCTCGTTGTCGTAGGCGCCCTTGATGTTGTTCAGAGCAGCGGTCATCTGGTCAGCGGCAGCCTTCAGGGCCTCATCCACAGACATCGGGCCCTCGTCCTGAGGCAGGCGGGAAATGAGCTCCTCCGTAATCTTCAGGGCCTTCTTGGTGTCGGCCTCCTCCTCAGCCAGGGTCTCCTTCAGCAGAGCCAGCAGGTCGGGGGTCTCCTTCTCCAGAAACTTGGGCTTCTTGTTCTTCGCCATTGTGTTTTCCTCCTTATTATGTTGAGTAGGTGATTTACTCCCTTGTGGGATGCTTATATAATACCATAAGAAAATTGGGTTGTAAATGAGCTAAACTCTTGAGGTTTACTGAGCTCTCTTGATAGAGGCCTTCAGGTCCTCAAAGAGGATGGGATAGTGCAGAGCCAGCAGGTCATAGACCTGTTCGGCAATCTCCCGCATCTGAGGGTGGGGAGTTCCGGCCACACCGACCCAACGCATCTCCAGGAAGTGTCTCCACTCCCGTACGTTCATAGTAACCACAATCTCAGTCTTGGTGCTTGTGGGCAGCACAGAGCGGGCTTCCTGGGGAGTAGCCCCCAGCTCCAGCATCTTCATGTAGTGCCTCTCTGCGTCCTCCATAGCGGCCATCCACTCCTCATACTTGGCCCGGTCCTGAGGATTGTCCAGGTCGTACTTGAAGCCAGTAGCCAGGTCAATGACCTTAATCTCTCCACCGAACTTGTCCCCGGAGTAGTTGCAGTACCGGGTGCTCTCCTGAGAGTAGGAGGCGATTCTGTGGCGGACTAGTTCATGGGTTACACCCCGGTCGCAGACAATACGAACAGAGAGGTTCCCGTGCTCCAGAACAGACCAGTGCTTGCGCTTCATAAGCCGCTGGATGAACTTCTCTGTGGTGTCCCCCTCCACTCTCTCAGACTGGTAGCAGGTTCTCCCTGCGGCCTCCAGAAGGCCATACAGGACTTTCCTGGGCGGGAGCATCTGGGGGTTAACATAGGGATGAATGACTTTCATGTTTTCTCCTCCTGATAGTTGATGTCAATCGCAATGTTCTTGCGAGAGGCGATGTAGTCACAGAGGTGGACGAAGTTCTGCTTGGAGGACTTGGGCTTGGGCAGTTTGCCGAAGCAGTCCCACTGTCCATGGTGAGTCTCGATGAGGGGGACTACCTTCTCAACCTCGTTGTAGTAGTCGTTCTCGATGGGCTCAAGCAGGGGTCTCACTTCCACAGGGTGGGTCTTGCTGGGCTTGGCAATGTCGTGCAGGGCCAGGGCAGCCATGAGAAGGTCCTGCTCGTGGTCCTGGTAGTGGTACAGGGGGAACAGGGTCTTGGCCACCATCATGGCCGCCTTGGTGTGTCTCACCAGTCCCCCAACTCCAAGCTCATATCCCTGGTGGTGCTTCCCCGACATACTGGCGGGCATGAGGTAGAAGTCCAGAGGAACACATACCCTGTAGGCTGTCTCGACGAACTCCCTCCAGTGTGGGTCATGGAAAGCAGATTCGAACGACAGTACTTGGAGTGTCTGCTCGATGAGCTTGGTGTCCAGAGTCTCTAACATTGGCTTTCTCCTTTCTGATTTTTAGGAGGTACTGAGCCTTGGCCATAATCTCAAGATTGCGGGTAGGAAGGTGGAAGCCGGTACTGCCATCAAAGTCTTGGAACTCCTTAGCGTAGTCCACCCGAGCAGCGATGGAAGGGTACTTCTCCTGAAGCTCAGCCAGCTCCCTCGCCCAAGCACTCCATGTGGAGTCAGAGATGATGTTCTCGTTGAACACATAGTAGATGCAGGAATGAACGAGGACCTGCAGCCTTCTCCTGAGGATGAGAGTCCTTATTTCATCAGCCTCCACTCCGGCCTCTGTAAGGTAATGGGTACCTCGAATGAGACTGGGCTTTACTGTGGTTTTACGTTTCTTGCTCATGGTTTTCCTCCTTAATCCCTATTATATCTCAAGACTTGGATTTTGTCCACACTAAAACTCTTGGAGGGCCCGAAGGCCCCCCTTGATTATCTTCCCCCGCCCCTGTAGTTCTGTCTCAGGATGACCCTCACCTGATGGAAAAGGACCAGGTCAAGCTCCGGGAGTCTGTGGTTGAGGTGCCACCAGATTGTAGCCTGAGGCCTGTCCAGCTTCTCAGCCACAGTGTAGGTGGAAGCTCCAGGTGTGTGGATGAGGACCCGAGCCTCTTCCAGGACTTCCTGGTTGGTGTAGAAGTGTCTTCTCATGATGTCTCCTCCTTAAGCAGTGATGGCCTTCTGGTCATCCCCCAGGGACTTGCCGTCCAGGTAGCCCTTGGCGTAGAGGCCAGGGTCTCCAGACTGCTTCAGCTTCTTGCCAGAGGTTCTCTTGCCCTTGGGGTCGATGATGTCCTGAGTGAGCTGTTCGACCAGGGCGTCCTTGACCAGTACCAGGCCCCAGTTGTTCTTGTCCACCTGCTCCTTGTACTTGGCCTGGAGTCCAGCGATGAAGCCAGCAGAGTAGTCTCCAGAGATTCCATCAGTGGGCTTGCCTGCCTTCCGGTACTGTCTCCGGAGCTTCTTCATGTTCTTGTCCAGGGTCTGAGCAGCGAAGGTGAAGACAGCCTTGCAGATAGCCACGTCCTCCTTGAGTCCCACAAAGACCAGGCCGTAGTGAGGAGCCCGAAGGAGATTGCAGCGGAAGTTGTTGCAGATGACCTGAGCCAGGCGGATGGCCCAGTTGGTGTTGTGGTAGCCTTCCACATAATCCTTGACAGCTTCCTTCTTGACCTTGCCAGCCTCTTCGAACTGAGCCATGTCCAGGTTGTGCTGAGCCATCAGCTGTTGGGCCTTCAGCATAGCAGCCTGGGCCTCAGCCTCAGAGGGGTTGTTGCCAGCCAGAGCCAGCAGCTTCTCGATTTTGGAAATGATGTTCTTCTCCATGATGTAACCTCCAGTTGGTAGAGTGGATGTGGTTTTGTTTACAGTTACATTATATGAGAACGACCGACGTTTGTAAATGGGTTCGTCGAAAATTTCTCAAAGAAAAAGAGGCCCTCTTTCGAGAGCCCCTTCTCTTACTGGTTTTCCATGAGCCAGTCGGCCATGTCCTGGAGGTCCTTGACCACATGAGGGTCAAGAGCCTCTATCCACTTCTTGGGGATGTGGTTAGCCCCGAAGTGAGCTCCGGCTATGCCACCAGTCAAGGCAGCTATGGTGTCAGCATCTCCCCCGTGGTTGACTGGGCCGATGATGGCATCCCTGAAGTTCAAAGCGTTGAAGCTCCAGTAGATGGCATTGTTCACCGAGTTCTCCACATGCCCTGTGGGTTCCATCAGCTCCAGATAGTCTTCGTCTCCTGCCCACAGGGTTGGGAAGAACAGAGCCCTGTAGATAGCGTAGCAGTAGTCCCTGATGTACCTGTCCGATGTGGGGTTGTTGTGGGTCAGGCGCCCCTGGTGGACTGCCAGGTTGGGCTCATCGTTCAGGGCCAGGAACAGGGCCCTCATCACGGCCCCGTTGCCCAGGTCAAGTCGCTGGTTGGTCTCCTGGCGCTCCATAGAGAGCCTCATCCACTCATCTGGGGATTTCCTACCCCCCTGGAGGATTGCGGCCTTACAGGCCCCTCCTACGTCCTTAGGACCCCTGCTGAGCCAGTCCACAAAGCCAGTGCAGCAATCCCTGGTGAAGGTCTCCAGGCTGTTCATTCTGGCCTTGGCTACGATGGTCATCATCTGAGTGTCGTCGGTGACCTCTCCGGGCTTGAGGTTCAGCCAGCCCCCACCGATGATGTCTTTGACCTCCCCGTACTTCTGGTAGATTTCCCTCTGGGACATGAACTCTGTGGTTGCCCCCATGGCATCCCCGATGGCAAAGCCAAGCAGGGAGCCGAGGACCTTGTTGCGATTAAGCTCAAGCTTCATGGTAGCACCTCCTTAGACCAGGTGAATGAGCAGGTACATGAAGACCATTCCAGCAGAGAAGATGCCTCCGATGTGGAGGGCCTTAGCCCGAAGGCGATAGATTTGGTTTTGCTTCCGACGGGCCTGTCTCCGAGCCTCCTGCTGGGGGGAGTTAAGCATCTGATGAAGGACCTTGAAGTCATCCTCCTGGGAGTAGATGGATACGACCTTGTTGTTGGTAGAGTTGTTCATTTGAGTTCTCCTTTCTGAATGAGCACTTGTTTCTGGGACTGTTCGAAGGGCAGGTTCTCCTGCTCAGCCAGGAAAGCTTCGGTCTTCTGGATGTTCTCCTTGAAGCCTTGCAACATGACCGAATAGAAGATGGAGTCCTTCCGCTTAAGGTACCGGAAATAGTTCTTGGACTTAGCTGCCTGGGAGGTCAGTTCCATAGCCTGCTTCAGCTGGTAGAATTCGTAGGGATTGTACACGTAGTAGCAGGCCCCAGAGGTGATTCGGTCTTCAGCCAGCAGGTTCTCCAGGCGGTCAGCCAGGGAGCGAATGTCATAGTTGAAGATGAAGTCCAGAATTTCCAGCTTAGTCATGATGTTGACCTCCCTTTGTTTATATACCTATTATAAGAGATGGTCGAGAGAATGTAAATGGGTTCGAAGAGAAAATTTTCGGGAGGGGGCCGAAGCCCCCGTCCCTTCCCCCAGCTTAGAGCTTAGAGACCTGGTGAATGAATTCATTCATCGAGCCCTTCAGGGTGGTCTTGATGAAGTGGTTCTCCAGGGCAGTGGGGGTGTCCTTCTTGAGCTCCCTGTGGGTCACGTAGTCGGTGTAGGCGTTGACCAGGCCCCACTGAGTGCCGATGAAGTTCTGGTTGTCCTCAGCCTGGTAAGCAGCCAGGAAGCGTTCTCTCTTCTCCTCCAGCTTCTTGACCCGGGTGGGGGAGTACTCCTCCTTGATTTCGAAGATGCCATCCAGGAAGGAGTCCACAGCCTTCTTGGAGACCTTGTGGGAAGCCATCTCCTCAGCCTTGGCCTTGAAGGCGTCCAGGTAGATGGAGTTCTGAGCCAGGACAGTCTCAGCAGTGTGGAGGCGTTCCTTGATGGAGGAGGTATGCCGGAGACTAATCTTGTTGTCGGCCTTCTTGAAGGTGATGTTGAACTGGTTCTGGCAGATGATGCGGAGGGGAGCGATGGTGGCCTTCAGGGTGGTGTTGCCACTGTGGGAGTTCTGGAAGATGACATGGGGAGTAACCTTGTCGCCCAGGATGTCGATGGTGGGGAGCTGGCCGATAATCCAGACCATCTTCTTGTTCTCGCCAGCCTTGAGGAAGGTCAGGCCCTCTCCGACCAGAGCGTTGATGAAGTCGAAGCCTTCGATGTTCTGGATGATGGAGAACTCCTTGCCGACCACTCCGAAGGTCTGGGTGGAGGCTTCCTTCTTGGTGCAGAAGGCCCCAGGGATGGGGGTGCCGTCCTCCAGGAAGACAGGGACCTTCTCCACAGTGTAGTCCAGGTGGGACAGCTTCAGGGCTTCTTCCACAGTCTTGGCCTTCTTGATGTCGTAGCCGATGTTGGTCCAGGTAGCAGTTCTGATGTCAGTCATTTTAAGTTCCTCCTTGAGATGTTGAGTTGGTGAGGTGTTGTTCAGTATGGTTGTATTATAAGACTCTCGTACTAGTTTGTAAATGGGTTCGAGAGAAAAATTTCAAAAAAAATGAGAGGGCCTCTCGACCCTCCCACTCTTGTCGGTCACATACTCTCATGAGCCTCTTTCCTCAGCTCTTGAAGGAGCTCCTCCATCGATATCTGCTTCGGAGCCTCCAGAGTGTACCCAGCAGCGAAGAGACCTTTGAGCTCCCCCAGTGAGTAACCAGTCAAAGCCTGTATCTCGGTTGCCAACCGGTCCAACTCAGCTATCCGGCCCCAAGCCTCAGCCACAGCAGGAACTAACTTCACCTTTACCTTTTTCTTTCCGAACATAGTCTTCTCCTTTCAAAATGGGTCTCCAGAGGTCATGATACCCTGCAGAGCGAAGAGTATATCCTGCTCCACGTCCTTTCTATAAGGAAGGTCCTCAAGCCTCCTTCTGTGGTATGCCCTGAGCAGTCTTTGGCTGGGCAGCATGTCCAGGGCCTTGTCCTGCTCATCGGTCAGGTTACGGGCCAGGTAGAGCCTTGCTGCTCTCACGGTGGGCTCCTTGAGTCCCTCCAGGACTGCCATGCCAGAGTTCTTGTCAGTGATGGTGTAGGTCGACTTCCCCTTGGTCTTGTGGATGAACAGGGTGGACCTGCCCCACTGAAGCTCAGCGATGGACCTCACCAGCTTCTTGTACTCGATACCCACCTCACAGCATCTAATCCAGTTGTACTCCCTGAGGTAAGGCTGTACCTTCATCTTGTCCTCCCTCCTTAATAAGGACTCTTGAGAGACCAGTCCCAAGTCTCGGTCCCTTTCCATTCGGTTGTAAAGTGATTGAGCTCCCCATCCCCAGTGAAGTAGAGGTACCCCTTGGGGAGCACCCTCCCTACATCATCCTGTCCCGCCTTCTCCAAGTTCCACCTCTCACAGACATCCGCTGCCAGCATCAGGAACTCCTGTTCCACAGGGGTATCAGGCACCCAGGCAAATGCGTTGGGATATGTAGCCACTTCAGTTATTGTATCTCCCCCAAGCCCTGCATCCACTCGATTGAGAATGCACCAGATAACTGCTGCCTGATGGGCCTTGTCCTCAATACCCCGAGCCTCCCTATAGACTATCTTGGCCAGGATAGTGAGTTCTTCCTCTGTGGGTGGATAGAGGTCTTCTCGGGTTATAGTGGAGCCTGGAGCGTTTGGCTCTCTAGCTACTCCCTCAACAGGCTGTTCCTCCATGGCCTCGACTCTCTCCAGGGACTCCAGTCTCTCCTCCAGGTAGACCATCTGGCCCTGCAGCTGATACACCTGCTCCCCCAGCTTGTCCACTTTGCTGTTGAGTATGAGCAGGGCTGCCAGCAGGAACACTGGGGAGACTATCACTACCCAAGCCAGGACCTTGCCCACCTTCTGACCGAACCTCTCGGCCTTCGTTTGATGTTTTCCTCTCATGTTCCATTCTCCTTTTCGAAAGAATCATAAGTTGCCTCCAGTATTTCGGCATCTTGTTTCTGCAGATGGCCAACTCCTTCTCGGTCAGCTCTCCACCGTTCTTGAGCCTGAGGGCCAAAGCAGTCATCATCTCTGCGTCCACAGCTCCGAAGCCCACTTCGTTGTGGTCGATGGTCATCCCCCAGGCTTTCTCTTCGGGGGTCTGGTACTCAGCGATGACCACTATGGCCCTGTAGAGGGCCTTCTTGTTGGTTCGAACGAGATTCTGAAGGTACTCCTTCCATTGAGCCTGAGTAAAGGTGGATAGCTTACCCCAGTCTACCATTATCTACCCCTCCATAATATCTTTCAAAATGTAACAATTCATTGCTGTTCACCGTTCCCCTCCAGGACGAAGTTCCACAGCTTGTGGAGTAGTTTGTCATCGATGCTATACCTCCACTGCTCCAAGAACTTCTTCAGCTCCTTCTCATTTTTAATAGGTATATCCCCCACGTGGATGGGGTTGCTGCCCATGACCTTTCCCCGGCGGGGATAGAGGCCTGTTGCGTGGATATACCCCCACAGGACCTTCTTGTCTGGTGGCTGGATTTCCTCGTCCAAGGGCTGATAGGGCTCCGGGATACGTAGTGGACGTTCGTCCAGGGGGATGGACTCCTCAGATTCATCGTCCACAGGGTCGGGGTCAGGCTGTTTGCGTTCCTTGAAGGCCCTCTTGAAGGTACCCGGAAGGGCAATTCCATAGTCATTGTAGAGCTCTTGAACCTGAGTAGGAGTCAAATCAGGGAATGTGTCAAGCATCGGCTTGAGTCCGACCATAGCTGGAAGCCTTCGATAGTGCAGAATTGCTGTGGGTTTTCCGAAGCGGTTGGTCCCCATCTCCAGGTTTATGACCTTTTTTCGGTCAAATTTCTGTTTTCTGGCCCGAAGTTTGGTTGTGGGGCCGTCCAGAGAGCTCAGCCACCTCATCACTTTGCCCCGGTTGCTGTAGTTATTCTCCAGTTTGAAGTACTCCAGGAAGTCCGAAAGCTTCTGGCAGACTGTTCCATCCTCGAATTGGACTACTGGATAGCGAACTTTGCGACGGTCGTTCGGCAAAGTAACCAGTTTCACCTCTCCGAAGTACAGGAGTCCAGCCTCGGTCGAGGGCAAATAGCTGTAAATGGCAGGCCCTTTGAGCCCAACCCACGCCTCTCCTCGGTCAGCAAGAGTCTCTATCACACACTGAGCAGCCTCTCCCAGATTGCGCAGGTGGTGTGCCTGAGAGACCCCACCGCCCACAAAGTCATACTGGGCCTTGTGGTCCTTAATATAAATATGGGCTATCCGCTCCCCTCGACTCTTGAGGTCAATGAGCATGGGCTCAATTCCGTAGTATCTCATGAGCTTCCCTCCTTTCTTTTTGGTGTTCACTCCTATAATACCACAGGAATATGGCCCTTGTAAATGGCCTAAACTCTTGATATATTATTAGAATACTTATACGAATACCGACCCCAAAACTGGCCCTCGTATTTTGTACAAGTGATATTGCATATTGCAGTTTGGCACGTTATTTTGTACAAGGTATATTGCATATTACGACTGCCACGTTATTTTGTACAAGTATATTGCCATATAGCAGAAAGTCTCAATATAAACGCGCCTCCTGCATATTGCATATTACGACCCCTGCTATAATATTCTATATACGTATTACGCCGTAATATGCAATAAGTATTATAATATATATGTAGCATTCCTGCAATACGAATATAGAATATATATACCGCCTCCCCCTCAATACGAATATAGAATATGAAATACAAATTATCATATAGCCCAGCCAAAATGGCCTGGGGCTGATGGGCCTCCGGGCCTAAAGGCCCTCGGCCACACAGCATCCCAGCCATATTTGTCCGGTCTTGGTTTGGTCTCAATAGGTCTTCGGTCTCAGTAGGTCTCTTCTCAAAAAAAAAAAAAAAAAAAAAAAAAAAAAAAAAAAAAACTTAGAAAATCTTCGAGAAACTCATTTACATCCGACCGAAGCTCTGGTATAATAATAATGTAATAAATCACTACTCAATCTCAACCAACTGGAGGAATACAAAATGACTAAGGTACAGGAAAACATCTGGAACGAACTCACCACCAAGGGCGAATTCACCCCCCGCTGGAAACCCGGACACGAAGCCCAGAATCTGGAAGTTGCCACTTCCATCTGCGAAGCTCTCTGCCGGGAGCTGGGCGGAAAGAAGAAGGTCATTCGCTGCTGTGGTACTAAGGTGAACAACTGGCTGGTCTGTGGTAAGACCCTGGGCATCTTCCACACTTACGACTTCCACAAGTTCTCCTCTTCTGAGGAACCCGGCTTAGCTGAAACTTCCCACTACATCATTCGCTGCTGGTAAGGAGGAAACTAAAATGAAATATCCCATCTCTGTAACTCCCGAACTCATCAACACCCTGGAAGAGGCCTGTCGGTATGGAAACTCCCTGATGGAGGAACTGCTGGACATCATTCATTGTGAAGGCCTTACTGAAATTCACGCTGAAGAACTGGACGGTGACCTTCGGGAAATGCTGGAGGATATTCTGGAGAGCTAACTCAACAAACCAAGAATTTCCCCGGGACCTCAAGAGTCCTGGGGGTTTCTTTTTGTGTGGGGATGTGGTATAATGGAAGTATAGGAAAGGAGGTGAGCCTATGGTGATTGATAGAAAGCTCATAAACCTGGCCCGAGAGGTCAAGGACTTTCCCAAGCTGGAGGTCTATGGACCAATGCCAGGAGAGAAGACTACTGTGCTGAGGGTGGACAATGACTGTCTGTCGGAAGAAGGTAAGGAACTCCTGGGAGTGACTGAGGGAGAACCTGACCCGATGGAAGAAGTCAACCGGAGGTTGGCTGAAGCTGGAAAGGCTTTGTCTTGGGGTCTGTCTGAGGCTGTGGAAGCTATAGGCCTGTGGGTGAGAACTGTATTCACTCCGGCCATGGAGGAGTTTGGTAGAGAGTGTCGAAGGCTGGCTGAGGCTTTCGGTAAGTATGGGCTCGGGTCTGCTGCCCTGGAGCTGCTGAGGAAGAGGGAGGAAGAACGAGCCCTGATAGAGAAGGCCAAGGGCTATGGTCTGGATGGGAGGGTCATCTCCCTCTGTAGACATCGGAAGGAACGAGTACGGAAGAAGAATCTCAATCGACTGAGGAAGGAGGTAGAACGGTATGAACGGTCAAGGAGGAATACTGGAGGCCAGGAAGCTGGAGAACCCACTGAGGGTCATGCTGGAGATTGCCAACCTGATGAACCTGTACTGGGAGAAGCTGGAGGCACTGAGTCCAATGGCTGAAGCCTGTGGCCCTGGGTGGAACTGCTGGGATGTCCGGAGTAAGGTGCCTGGCTACTACCCGGCCTGTCCTCTTCATCTGTGGGAGGATAAGGAGGTCTATGTGGAGGGTGTAGGTCAAGGGAGGATTGTTGCTGCCTGCCAGGTGGGTGGCTGGTATATCCCTGGTGTGGAGTTCAAGGATGTGGTACTGGACGGCCATGCCCTGAACCTGAGGACCCATGGCCAGGAGGGTCAAGAGGGTCACTGCCTGTGGGTCTGGCTGGATAAGGTCAAACTCGTACAAGATACGAAATTACCCCCTGATTTCACCCCCACTGGGGACCTGGGTTAAGGATGGGTGCCACGGGGAGCACAGGGCCAGCCTGGGGGCTTTTTAGGGGGTCACTGGTATGTTTATACCCCCCAGGGGGTAAAATGGCCCCAGCGGGCTCCCAGCGGCCTTATACGGGGTGCCCCAGTTATCCACATTTTCCACAAAGTTATCCACATATATACACACTGTATAAATCAAGAGAAATACTGATACAGTTTGTAATGGTCATGAAAATCAAGAATCTTGAAAAAATCAAGAAAGTGAGGTATCAAGAATATGGGTAAGAAAGGCCATTTCCGGGTAGTCCCTCCGGACTGGGACAGTCATTGGCTGGAGAAGGCTACCAAAGAACAA